TCATTTTAAATGCTCAGATAGATTAGATCGGGATTTCTTCAGACATTCTATTATATCATCCAACTTATCTATTTTCATAGACACAAATGACCTGTCCGTATAGTTTCTGGTACGCAAATAAAAAGTCCAGACCTTTTCTTTCCTCGCCACAGGATTTTCCTTGCTAAATACACCAAACTCTACACCATCACGAGTTTTGTACTCACATTCCATATAATTATCGTATGTATTTACTACAACATTAGATTTGATATATTCCATAGAAGAAATACATCCTGACAACTCATCAAAGTCCAAAGTACCTATATAGGAAGAAGATGAATATTCTGTAATGACACGCAACGCACCTGTTTTCTCCCCGGAAGACAGATTAGTTATAACTATCGTTTGAAATGATACGCCACCTACTCGCCCAATATCAAAAAAGTCCTTTTGCAACAAGACTCCATCCTTTTCAAGTAATTCTACTGTTTTACTCTTTGAACTATTGGTTTCTTCTTGCGCAACTAATACCGAGCAAGTTATCACAAGTACAAATAATAAAATAAATTTCTTCATAACTCAAATATTTAGTTTGTTCTTTAACTCATTATACAAATCAGGATTTCTCATGTCCTCCCAATAAAACTTTCTATATCGGCTTCTACTGAATCCGTTCTTGTTATCATAAACCATAATGCACTCCTTATCACACAAGATGATTAATGAAGACAAAAGCAACTTGGCATAAGAGAATGCCTGAAGAAAGGCTGATTCTATCTCATGGTTGTTCTTCATATAGTATTTTGCTTCAATCAACACCTTTGCTTTTTCTTCTTCTGACTTGTTGTCATAATGAAGCGCATAATCCGGGAATATACGATGTCCTCTCCCTGCATGGATTGGCAACTGTCGAATGTAGTCTTTATGCTCATACCACCCCATTTCATTCAACAATGGCTCCAGCAGTTTTTTCTCTACATCCTTTTCCTCCTTAATTACTATTCCTTCCGGCAATGAAGGTGCGTATATTTGAGGAAGTACGGATGTGTCAAATCCTTTTGCTTCTATCATCCTCATGAGTTCTGCATAATCCTTTCCCGTAACCTGCCATCCATTAACGCCTTGAAAGTTCTTTCTGACAAGCGGATGGTCTGAAAAGTATTCGTCGGCTTTCAGTTCCTTTAAAGAGATATGCGGAATGTCTATTCTGTCCCCTATATAGGTGCTACTATAATAATGGAAGAACGGGTCTATCACTCCGTCAACCTGTGCTATCCATAAACAGGTGATTGCGCTTACCGGTGATGTTTCATAGTGTATAATGATGTCCCCTTTCTTTGTCTCTTTGTTGGATTGCCAAAAGCCAGTAGTCCAATGCGTACCATAACCATCAATCACTCCTCCAATAAACCATGCAGCAGATGGTTTAGGCATTTCCTTCTTGTTATCAATTCCTAAAACACTTGGAACATGATCGTACAGGAATGCACCCAACTCAGCTGGTGATAGTTCATTTTCTGTCCTGAATTGATAGAAAACTTTGCAGAGCTCCCAATAATACATGCACCTTGCTCTATAATCAGGTTTCTTGGGAATTGGAGGCAATTCTATTTCAAAGCAATCAGCAAGTCTTGTAAGCTGGTAAAAATCATCAATATAAAGATATGGGAAGAAATATTCTCCGAACAAATAGTTCAATTCCATTGACAAAAATGGTACGAACTCAAGCATTCGGTCAAAGTCGCCAATCTTCAGAATTTCTTCCGATTCTATCATTAGCCCGGTGGATATAATTTCCTCATACAACTTTCCTGCATCATCCAGAGAGTTTAATTTAATCCCATCGTATTCTGAAACCTTATAACACCAAAAGTCCTCCAATATTCCACAAATCATTTCTGAATTGAAAGAATCCTTGATTTTAGGATTGTACTTCTCGAACAGGCGTTCCTCTTCTATCCACTCTCTTCTGTCTGAAAATGCAGCTATAGCGGATTTCCCTTCAGGAGAGTTCTTGTACAAGTTCCAAAAATATTGATTGAATTTCATGCCTATAACTGTGTTTTGACAGACAAGATATTTTCTACGATGAACATCTTTCTGATTTTCCCCTTGTGAAGTTTTATATCATCATATTGCGGATTCTCACTCCGCAGGATGATATAATTATCCTCGTCCGGCTCGTATCTACGTATATACTTAATCATACGATATTCATCTAACAAGATAAGATACATTTGCCCATAGAAAATATCCTCCCAACTATGAATTTCTCTGATTACAACCATGTTTCCATCGAAAATTCGTGGTTCCATGCTGTCTCCGTTTGCCCGTACAATCTGTGAACCCTTATTGATTCCGGGAAGGTTTACCGAGCCTATGATATTATCTTGTGTGAAGGAAATATCCCTTTTATCGGTACCGCATGTTGCATCAATGTCATAGACTAATGTCCCTGAATAATCGCCTTCCTTTATATCGTTTGGGGAAATGGAAGATCCAGACTTGAGTGGGGCTGCCTCTTTAATCATTTCTCCCTCGCCATATAACAGCCAGTCACGATTTAATTCAGGATAAGAAGTCAGAACATTGTTTAGTTTTTCAGAACCAAACCCCTTTCTCATAGATGTAACATAACCTGTTGACAAATTGCATTTCGATTCAAATTCTTTCATGCTAACACCCTTGTACTTAATGAATTCAATGGTTCGTTCTTTTATCGTCTTATTCATATGGCAATACTTTAAAAATGTTAAATCAGAGCACAAATCAGAACAATGTTTTGTTATATCAGAACAATGTTCTATATTTGCATCAGAAACGTAACATCGATACGAAACAAAGATAGTAAATAACATTAATAATACACACGATTATGAAAAGAAATGTATTACACGAGATTATGAGCCTTGCTTGGCAGTTTGTAAAACGCAATGGCTTTACGATGAGTGAGGCACTGAAAGTAGCTTGGGCGAACATGAAACTGAAAGCTGCAATGAAGCAAAGAATAGTAAAGTTCTACTTCACGAAGGTGGACGGTTCTGTTCGCGAAGCCTATGGCACACTGAAAGAAAACCTGATCCCCGCCACATCAGGTGAAAGCAAAAGAAAGAACGACACCGTACAGGTGTACTTCGACACTGAGAGACAAGAATACAGATGCTACAAGAAAGCTAACCTTTTAAATATCGCATGACTATGACACGCTACGAAATCGAACGAGAACTGGACAGCCTTTACAAGGACTTGAACATCGCCCACAATGCCGACGAACAGACCGTTTGCAGAGTATTCAATACCGACACAAAGAATGAGGCCATCCGAGCGATAACTGACGAGATAGACAACTATGAATCAGCCCTTGAAGAATATGACCAGCCCAATGATGACGGCATGGACTACGATGCCTTGTGCCGGGTGCAAGGGATAGCACGGTACGCATAACCGAATTACCCTGCTGACGGATTGAACGGCAACTGGCAGCGAGGGCCGGGCAGGGTTCTACTTGATTGGTTCTTTGACGTAATGGAAATTTTAGGTGTACTGCTACACCTGACGCAAAGGGGTTCGACTGAGTAGCGATAGCGGCACGGTGAAAAGTATGCGAGTAAGGGACTGACAAGAAGCAAACGCAGCGCATTAATCACCGCGAGAACAAAAACGACTTATACGATTGCAGGTGGCCGTAGGTCGGCTACAAAGACAATCTTAACTGATTAGACACCAGCAAGAACTATATATATCCCGTAGGCCCACCGGCCTAGTAACCCAACAAAGCGAAAGCCATAGACATCGGAACTGGGGCGGGAACTCACCCGGAAACCGCAGAAAAGGTCAGTGCTATTGCCTTGCCAAAAGCCGTGGGGGACGCGAAGTGCGCACCGCTATCCCCTTACCCTCGCAAGGGCGGTTTTCTTAATCATTAATCAACATGAAAGCAAAGATATTATCCACCATCATGGCTGTGTCATTTATTGTATGCGCAGTCACCATTGCTGACCTCAGCATCCTGTTTTGGATGTCCCTAACCATTTTCTCTTTCTCGTGCCTGTATGCCAACAAACACGAGAAATCATTATCCGCCGAACTGGACGATCTTTTCGGTAAAGATGACGAACTCAGATGAATTTAGTGTGAAATCCAAGGTGTGTGGTCTGTGAAGATAATACACCTGAAAAAGGGTGATTAGCTCAGTCAGGTAGAGCGGCGCAAATTGGTTTTGTGTGTTTCCCATAGTTTATAAAGGTTAGTTAGTTATTGCGCAGGTCACGGCGTTCAAGTCCCGTATCACCCACCCTATTTTAAAACCTAACAGATATGATTAGAGAAATTGCAGTAGATGAAAACTATCAAACGGTACGCCTGTTTGACAGCATCGAGAAAGGGGATATTTACAAAGTCCCCTACGACAGGAAGAGACACAACGGTATCAAGCTGGAGGCTTCGCGCCGCAACCGAGACCTTCGCCTGATGGGTAAACTAAAGAACAAGATGGATGTGAAATACCGCGTGTCGGCCACTGAATATCCGGGCTACACTTCCATCATGTGCATCAAGTAAAGGAGGTGCCTATGGTAAACGAAGATGTTTTGAAAATCGTCCTCAATGACAAGACCTTTGGCCGCGACCAGGCGGCGGACATCGTGGGTGGGCTGTCCCGCCTGATGAAGTTGGTTGGGCAAGGACTTATTCGGGCCGAGAAGCGGACGAACAAGCAAAACGGGAAATGGTTCTGTAATGCTTGGGATGTGATTAAACATGCGCAACTGAAATAAACTAATATGGAAGAAAAGAAAAACCTGTACGAGAAAATCCAGCTCGTATCAAACGAAATCAAGAATATTGAAAAGAATATGACCGTAGGCAAAGGGAACTATGCCTACAAGGCCGTACAGGATATTGATGTTACCCTTGAAGTAAAGGAGGCCGAAACCAAATATGGCCTGATCAGCATCCCAATCAAACAGGAACTGGTAAAATCCGAAGTGGTCCGTATAGTGAAAGAAGGCGGCGGCGAGACAATAAACTACGTGGACATTGTGAAGATGACCTTGAGAATTATTAATCTCGATAACACTTCGGAATATATTGACGTGGAGAGCTTTGGCCGCGGACTGGACCCCGGCGACAAAGGATTTGGCAAGGCATCGACTTACGCACGTAAATACGCCCTGCTGAACGCATATAAGATTGCCACCGGTGAAGACCCGGACGAAAACAAGTCAAAGCCGCAGACACCTGTCACGATTGACGAAGTGAAGAATGCCGTTGTAAACTACATGATGACCGACAGCAACTTTACGCAGAACTTACTTTCTTTTTTCAATGTTGGCAGCTCAGAAGACATGACAGCCGAACAATTCAAGATGGCATATAACAACCTTAAGAAGAAAGGAAAGATATGACAGAAACCATGTACATCGGAAGCGGAGACGTTCACGCCCTTATGAGCGGAAAGGACACCAAGTCGCACATCGCCCTGATGCAGCGTTTCGTCAGCGGTGTAAAACCTTACTACAACGCCTTCGCCAGCCCAATAGACGCACTGAGAACAGGAGCTATTCTTGAAAACAGGTATCTGCTCACTTTACCTGACAACTACTTTGCCCAGTACGTTGTCCGCTCGGACGAAATGGACGTGTTCAAATGTAGCATCGACTTTGCCCGCATCGACAAAGGCAAGCTGACAGACTTCGACGAATTGAAGACACTATACCTCTCGGACTACCTTGACTTCATCGAGCCTATCAAGCACGATAACCGCGCCCTCGTAGAATACGTCCGAAAGAAGCACAAGGCTTATTATTACCAGGTGCAGGAGCAGCTCTTCTGCACGCACCTCAGTAGTTGTAACCTCGTTTTCCTGTCCGTCACCACTTATGACGACGAGACTAACCGTAATCGAGACATCCAACCCAACGAGTATTGCAAAGTGCGTATCGATCGTGACGAGCAGGCCATTGAAGAAATCAAGAAACGAGGAAAGATTTTCCAACAGATAAAAGACTTTTATACGAACTGATATGGCAAACCAAGTTACCGGACGGATGCTGACCATCGGCCAAACCGTCCAAATACCATCCAAAACCGGCGGAGACCCGTTTCTGAAACGTGAATTTCTGCTTGATGCAACCACTTATGATCCCTACACGGGCGAACGCAGTCAATATGAAAACGTCCTCCCATTGGAAGTTAGTGGCGACAAATGTGCCGAACTCGACCACTTCTGTATAGGTGATGTGGTGACCGTTTCTTTCGCCCTACAGGGCCGCCAATGGCAGACGCAGGACGGACAAACGAAACGAATGACCTCTATTCGCTGTTACAAGCTCGAAGGCAGGACGGCAACACAGACCGCGGTACCCCACCCCGCCCCTCAACCTTCGTCACCGGCAGCTGCACCGCCGCAAAACTTCCCGCCGCACGTCGATGCGGCTGGCAACCCCAAGGACGACTTACCCTTTTAAACCATGAGCATTTTCAATCTCCAGAACGAATACGACGTTCCAAAGTTCAAAGCATACGTCAACAAACTATTTCAAGAGCGGGCGGTGGTCGAAGTGAAGAAGAAACTTCCCAACCGCACGCTCGCCCAGAACAGCTACCTGCACCTGCTGCTCGGTTTCTTTGGGAGCCAGTATGGGTGCAGCCTCGAAGAGGCCAAGATAGACTTCTATAAACGAACCTGTAATCGAGACCTCTTCGAACGTAAGACGGTCAACAAGATGGGACGTGAAGTGACCTATCTGCGAAGTTCGGCAGAGCTGACAACCGGTGAAATGACTTTGAGCATTGACCGTTTCCGTAACTGGAGCGCATCCGTGGCCGGTATCTACCTGCCTGCCGCCAACGAACAGCAAATGCTGGTATATGCACAACAAGAAATCGAACGTAATAACGAATTTATTTAGCCATGAAAGACTTATTTGGGAACGACATAAACGCCTCTAAAGTCTACAGACGAGACAGCATGGGAAGGTTTGCGGATGAACGAACTGCCAAATATGAACGAGCTGTTAAAGAGGCCGGGATATATAAACAAATGTATCTCGCAGCCCAATCCCGAATGAGAGGATTAGCTAAAATATTGAGGATGAAAGATGAACTAATTTCTAAATTGAAAAACAATGGATAAATTCTTAGGACAAGAAATTCCCGAACAGGAACGATGGCGCTTTCTTCAGGACAACGCCGATGCAGTAGAGAAAATCGGCTATACACACCGATTCACCCCCGAAGAACTGGCTCAGAAGAAAGAAACCTTGGCCGAGGTATCAATAACAATCAACGATGTTGAGATAGAGAAGAAAGAGGCCATGGAGAGTTTCAAAGAAAGATTGAAACCTCTGAACGAAGCAAAGCAAGAACTTTTGGACCACATCAAAAGAGGTTCGGAGTTCGTAGAAAATGAAGAGTGTGCCAAAATCATCTACCATGAAGAAAAGATGGTAGGATTCTACAACAGGCTTGGCGAGCTGGTGTACAGCCGTCCCATTATGCCACAAGAAATGCAGAAGACCGTATTTAGTATTAACCGTAAGACTGGAACAGATAATTAGTTATGAGCGAAAACAAAATTAATTTGGTCGTACCGAAAGAGTACAACGGTACACCTATCGAGGTAGTATTGAGAGAAGGCAAGGCACCCGTAGCTCTTGATCCGAAAGAGCCGAAAAAGGTCAGTATAGCCGGGACAATCGACGCACCTCTGAAATGGCTGGAAAAGCGTGTCGAGCTGATTAACCAAAAGAAAACCCATATCATTGTAAATCGTGATAAAATGGGGATGGCTTTGACCATTGACGAAACGGACTACTATCAGACGGAAATCGGAGGCGTTCTCCAGCCATCCAAGGAAATGCAGGAGTTCGGTATCAATACCGACAAGAAGTGGGAACCCATCAAATTGTCCCAGTTCTTCAAGATGCACCGCGCCTTCTTCAAGGACAAATCACAAAATATGGTACTGGTTTCCACTTTGAAGAATTTCAAGGCCAAGGTAAATCAGGACATTGAACGCAGTAAAGAGGAAAACGGAAACAAGACGGACAACTATTCGCAGGTTGTTGATTCCAACCTTCCTAAATCATTCAAACTGAATATTCCTCTTTTCAAAGGATTCACCTGTGAAGAAATCGAGGTCGAGATTTATGCCGATGTAGATGGACGGGAAGTTTCTCTCTCTTTGGTTTCTGCTGGTGCAAATGAGGCCATTGAAGAATACAAAAACAAGGTGATTGACGAACAGATTGAAGCAATCAAAGGCGTTGCACCTGACATCGTAATAATCGAAGTGTAACTGACAGCCCGGAAAGACGGGCATCTGGTATCGTGGCGGAATTGGTAAACGCGTCTCAAAATGAGATGGCATAAGGTTGAGAGTGGCCATGTTAAAGCCTTTGTAAGTCCTTGCAGGTTCGACTCCTGCCGGTACCACAAACTAAAAACATGAATTATGCCGTATTATATCAAGAAACCTAAAAAGAAGAAAGAAAAGCCCTTGCCATTATTCGACAAGGTAGGTATCAAGGTAAAGAAGAAGCCGGATTTAGTAGCTAAACTCGACAAAGTTTTCAGCCGCTATATCCGGCTTCGCGATTGTATGCCGAACGGATATTTCCGCTGTATCTCATGCGGCCAGATAAAGCCTTACGAACAGGCGGATTGCGGCCATTATCATTCGCGCCGCCACATGTCCACACGTTTTGACGAGGATAATGCCCATGCAGAATGTAGGTCATGTAACCGTTTCAGCGCAGATCATCTGATTCGATATGAAACAAACCTGAAGGCTAAAATAGGCCAGCAACGTTTCGACAAGCTAGCATGGAAAGCCGGTCAGACACGGAAGTGGACCGACTTTGAATTAATCGAACTCACCAAGTATTACAAGACTTTAGCCGACAAACTGAGTAAGGAGAAAGGACTATGAACGAACTGCAACCAGGAACTTTCGTAATAATGATGAAGAATACTGACGGCTCATTTTCTCCTGTTGGCATGACCAAGGAACAAGCCTATATCGTTCTTTCCTTCCTCAGTCAGTTGAGCACGGACGATCCATTTATTGTAAAAGATAGCGAGAAATATGTACAAACTACGTGACTACCAACAGCAGGCCAGCGATGCCGCCGTCCGATTCTTCGGTGATAAGAAGATGAAGCGCAACGCCATTATGGTACTGCCCACCGGTGCCGGGAAAAGCCTGGTGATAGCCGATATCGCCAACCGCCTCGAAGGGCATACGTTGGTATTTCAGCCAAGCAAGGAGATTTTGGAACAGAACTACCAGAAGCTATGTTCGTACGGTGTACTGGACTGCTCAATCTACTCCGCCTCGTTCGGACGAAAAGAAATATCGCGCATTACCTTCGCCACCATCGGCAGTGTCAGCAACCATACCGAGTTGTTCCAGCACTTTCGAAACATCATCATCGACGAGTGCCACCTAGTCAACCCCAAAGAAGGAATGTACAAGGAATTCCTCTCGATGCTGCGATGCAAGGTGCTGGGGTTGACAGCCACGCCTTACCGCCTCTCTTCGAGCCGCGACTATGGTGCAATGCTGAAGTTCATCACCCGCACTGTTCCCCGCGTATTCTCCGAAGTCATCTATCAAGTTCAGATCTCCACCCTGCTTGACATGGGCTACCTCTCGAAACTGAACTACTACCCGATGAACCCCGTGGGCTGGAACGAACTCAACCTGAACGTGAACACTACCGGGGCTGACTACACAGACAAGTCTGTTGTCCGCGAATACGAGCGCATAGACTTTTACGGTTTTCTGGTGAGTATCGTCCGCCGGCTGCTCAACCCCAAGGTGGGCGGCAAGCGCAAGGGCATCCTTGTCTTTACCCGCTTCCTGAAAGAGGCCGAAAGGCTCACACGCTCCATTCCCGGCACGGCCATCGTCAGCGGAGAAACCTCGAAGGCATCCCGCGAAATGATACTCCAGCAGTTCAAGGCAGGCGAAATACCCGTCGTAGCCAATGTCGGGGTACTTGTTTGTGGTTTCGACTATCCGGAGTTAGATACTATTGTTATTGCAAGACCAACTATGTCATTAGCACTTTACTATCAAATCGTAGGTAGGGCTATTAGACCGCATCCGAATAAAAAGGAGGGCTGGATAGTAGATTTAGCTGGTAATATAAAAAGGTTTGGTAAAGTAGAAGATTTACGTCTTGTAAATGATGGTAATAACAAATGGTCTGTTTGGAATAAAAATAAGCAGTTGACAAACGTAAGATTTTAAAAGTTTTGTTTGGCATTTTAGAAAATTGGGGTATCTTTGCGGTGTTCAACGCCAAAGAACATTTTTATTTATTGCAAAGGTTCATGGATTTTTTATATCCATTCGACAGATTGTATCTAATGATATAGGCTGTTCGTATTCCCATGTTGGCTATGTATCTTTGCGATATATGGTGTTCTTTGGCGAGAACGGGAAGCGAACAGCTTTCTTTTTATACATAACTCAAATTTCAACAACAATGCCAAAGAACTTGAAATTAGAGAATGGGAGAATTATATGTAACCCACAATCTACGCCAAACAGTGCGAAAACTGTGTCTTATCGTAAATTTGAAATAGAGAAGAACGCCAAAAACGAAGCTTACTATTTCATTATATCCAACGGACTTTTAGAAGAATTTATGAAGTTCTGCAAGAACTATCGTTCAAGTGACCCACACAAGGATTGCTTGAAAGTTTTATTGTCTAACCTCTAATTCATCTTATTCATGGAAGAAGTTTGGAAAGATATAGCCGGATATGAAGGACTATATCAAGTAAGCAATCTGGGGAGAATAAAAGCGTTTGCTAAAAAAGGATTGCCACAAGATAAGATACTATCATGCGCAAATTCAAATGGCTACCGAATGATCTATTTGCGTAAAGATGGTAAAAGGAGTTATCACTCTGTTCATAGGTTGGTAGCAAAAGCATTTATACCTAACCCTAAAAAAATGCCTTTCGTTAATCATAAAAACGAAAAGAAATCAGATAATAGAACTGAAAATCTGGAATGGTGTGATGCTAAATACAATACTAATTATGGTACTTCTATTAAAAGGAGGGCAAAAGCGCAAACAAATAAGCACGGGTCAATCCAAGTTATACAATTATCATTACAAGGCGATATAATAGCCGAATATCCATCTATGATGGAGGCAGAAAGAAAAACAAACATACCAGCAAGGGCTATATGTGCTTGCTGTAAAAACTATCAAAAATCAGCATTTGGATATATATGGAAATATAAAAACAATGGGGTGTAGCAAATGCGCCCCAACCATATTTTAAACCATGAAATGCTTTTAAAAAGCGAAATATAGAAGTTAACCAACGTAAGATTTTAAAAAAGATATGGAAGAAGGATTTTTGAGGCTGAGCCGCAGGTTTTTCTCGAATGAATTGTGGAAGGCAGCCCGGGTGTTTTCGGAATGCGAAGCGTGGCTTGACTTGATTCAGTCAGCACGATTTGAGGCAACCGACAAGGCGTATAGCGAACTCATCGGGGGTCGAGAAATCTCTTATTCAAGAGGTCAATATCCGGCAACCGTGTCTTTTCTGAAAAAGCGTTGGGGATGGAAAACGGAGAAGCGCGTACGATGCTTTCTCGATCGCCTGAAAAAGAAGGGAATGATCACTACAGACTCTTCGCAGGGAATGAACATCATCACCCTTTGCAAATACGATGAATACAACCCACTTCCCAAAGACGAAGGGCAACGGTTGGGGCAAGCGTCAGGGCAAGCCGAGGGCAAAGATGCGTATGTGAAAATCAGCGACTTACGCGAATTTGGGTCAATGCTTGGGGCAGAACTAAGGGCAAGCATAGGGCAAATAGTGGAAGAAACCATGAGAAACTACCCAAAACAGGGGCAAACCAAGGGCAACAAGAAGAAGAAAGAAGAGAGTAATAATATTTATCCCCCCACACCCCCCGAGGGGGAGGGTATAAACAAAAAAGCTCGTCTTGCTTTCGAAGAGCATTACAGGCAGGTATTCGGTAACGACTACTATTGGACGGCCAAAGATGCCGGCGCGATGTCCAAGTTGTTGCAGAAATTGCGCTTTCAGCGCGAACAGAAGCAGCTGGATGTTTCGGACGATTCAATCATCTATGCCCTTTGCTACTTGCTGTCTTCTATCAACGAAGGCTGGATATTCGAGAACTTCAGCGTGACGAATATCAATTCGAAATTCAACGAGATTGTATCACAAATCAAGACCGCGCACAATGGAAACAGTCGCAGCAGTTATTCAAGCAAACAAGAGGCCAACGCCTACGCTCTCAGTCTGCTACAACAGCATAAGCGAGAACTCGAAGAAGGCATGGCTAACGAAATGGAAAGGCCGTTCTGACGTAGAGCGGGTATTTTCCCCGATGCAATGGGGATATACTTTGCAGAACGCAGAACGTGCTTACATGGCCGACTGCCCCACGCTGATGCAGTACGACGCACTGTATGGAGAAGGCTCTTCGGCCTACTGGATAGAGCTTCAGGTCTTCGGGCTTTTCGGGGCATCCTCCAGCAAGGACAGCAGCATGGCCGACGGCATTCGGATATTTAGTCAGGCGTTTGCGCAGGAAGTACGCCAGTACAAGCTGTCCGAACTGATGCTGTTCTTTGCCCGCTACAAGGCCGGACGATACGACAACAGTTACGCCAGCTTCGACACCAAGCGCATAGGCAACGCCTTCTTCAATGAATTCTTGACACAGCGCAATTTCGAGATTGACGCGGCCGTCAGGAAGCAGCAGCAGGAAGAAAGCCTGAAACGTAGGGAACTGCCAGAAGGTTACACCATCCCCGAAGGCTACAACCCATACACCTGGTATCTGGAGCGTAAGCGTCGTGGAGAGATAGGCAATCCACCCAAAACAGAAAGCCCATGAGACTGACTATCTGCTGGACGCGCAAAGGTCGCGTAAAGGACTGTTACGACAGCATCCGCGAAAAATTCGGCCTTCCCGACTACATGACCGTGAACCACGAAACGCCTTGCGATATCCGTGAGGAAGACCTAGAGCTGTTGAGGATGTGCGAGAACAGAGGATTTTTGATGATAAGATTTAAAAACATACGATTATGATTCAACTTTTATATGTCGATCTGTTTTGCGGTGCCGGAGGAACCAGTACAGGAGTAGAAAATGCGCGATATGCCGGTGAACAATGCGCCAAGGTGATAGCTTGCGTCAACCACGATGCAAACGCCATCGCCAGCCATGCGGCCAACCATCCCGAAGCGCTGCACTTCACGGAGGATATCCGTACATTGGAGTTATCTCCTTTGATTTCTCACATAGAACGAATGAAGAAGATTTATCCGGATACGTTGGTCGTGCTGTGGGCATCGCTGGAATGCACCAATTTTTCCAAGGCAAAGGGAGGCCAGCCACGGGACGCGGACAGCCGGACTTTGGCCGAACACTTGTTCCGCTACATCGAAGCCATCGACCCGGACTACATCCAGATAGAGAACGTTGAGGAATTCATGTCTTGGGGCGACATGGACGAACATGGGCACCCTATCAGTAAGGACAAGGGCCGTTGCTATGAGAGGTGGAAAAGGAACGTGAAGCGATACGGCTACGACTTCGATTGGCGCATCCTGAACGCTGCCGACTATGGTGCCTATACCACCCGCAAGCGTTTCTTCGGCATCTTTGCCAAGCGTGGCCTGCCCATTGTATTTCCGGAGCCTACACACTGCAAGGATGGCAAAACAGATATGTTCGGACGGCTGGAGAAGTGGAAGCCTGTCAAGGAAGTGCTCGATTTCTCCGACGAGGGAGATAGCATCTTCTGCCGGAAGAAGCCGCTGGCCGAGAAGACCCTTGAACGTATCTATGCCGGACTGATTAAGTTCGTAGCCGGAGGAAAGGAAGCTTTCATCGTGAAGTACAACTCAATGAGCCGGACGGGAAAATACCAGGCTCCGAGCGTTGACGAACCTTGTCCGGTTGTAGCGACACAAGGGCGGTTGGCATTGGCTAAGGTAAACTTCCTTTCCAAACAATTTAGTGGACATCCTGAAAGCAAAAATATTTCTGTGGATGAACCAGCCGGAACAATTACATGTAAAGACCATCATGCTTTCGTATCGGCCTATTACGAAAACGGGCATAATCATTCGGTACAACTACCTGCGCCGACGGTCACAACCAAAGACCGTTTATCCTTAGTAATGCCGTTCTTTATGAATTACTATTCCGGAGGAGGCCAATTGGGAAGCGTTGAAACCCCATGCCCGGCCATAATGACGGTGCCCAAGCAGAACCTCGTAACTCCAGTTCTTATGAGACAGGTTGCTCTCCGTAAACCTTGGATAATGAACACGGCTTTTTCCAATGTAGGAAGCAGCATCGAACAACCTTCACAGACCGTCACCGCAAACAGAAAATGGTTCTATCTGATGAACCCTCAGTTTGCCAGTGCAGGCGGTTCGGTTAACAATCCATGCTTCACATTGATTGCACGGATGGACAAGATGCCGCCTTATCTCGTAGCCGCCGAGGGAGGTATAGGGATACAGGTTGCTCCTGGGGACAGCCCGATGACCATCAAGATTAAGGAGTTCATGGCTCTCTATGGGATTATCGACATCAAGATGCGGATGCTTAGGATTGCAGAACTAAAGAAGATTATGGGTTTCCCGGAAGACTATGTGCTGATTGGACCGCAGTCAGACCAAAAGAAGTTTATCGGCAATGCGGTGGAGGTGAATATGGCTCGTGTGCTTTGTGAGGCGATATGTAAGGAGATTGTTAGGAAACGAAAAGTTGCGTAATTCGGCTTTACGTAAAGTTTATGTAAAGCGAATAAATCAAAAAAAGTATTATGGGAAAACTGAAAGTCTATTACGGCTGGGCAAAAATAGGGAACGTCCGTAAAAAGCGTTCCCTATCTGTAATGTTCGAGAATGATATACAAGGATGCAGAAGTGACCGAGGGCAAAGGTGTTTGAGGACAATACAGGACACCGTAATAGAACGATACCAGACGGATGAAGAAGAGAATGAAGGTAGGAAGCAGAACAGAATATTCACAGAATACAGTTTGTTCCTCGATGAGAAGCCTATCAATGGCAGTCTTGAGATATGCTTGCTGATTAACAGTGAAGCAGACATAAACCATGTTTCTAAGGCCATACGTGATAAGATTTCCGAAGCACTAAGAAAGGCTTTCCTTTTGGCCAATCCCGGTTATAAAGAACCGAATAGTCAACTATCCTTATACCTTGAATGACTTTACCTAAAGTTTAGGTAAAGTGGAAAAAGCAAGAAAATATTATGGGAAAGCAAGAAAGCGTTATCGATTGGTTTCAGATGGTCAATTTTGCCAATGTGGCCGAGTCAGAGAAACGTTAAGAAGAACTTGTAAAATGAAAGAATAATGGCGAACAAGAACATTATGCCTCCAACCAAGGAGCGCAAGGCAGATACAACCAAGAATGGCAATGACTTATCTGAGTATATTGAACATCAGAAAAAACGTGAAAAACGGTTGTACCCATTACGGATTAATCAAACAACCGTCATATATGTCACTAAAGAGAAGCAGACAAGTGAGTATGCGGATTGGTATAGAAGAGAACGTTTAAAAATCAAATGATATGGAACTGAATACTACAAAAGAAGACATGCTGGAGCGGTTCAGGCTCTACGGTGAGATTTACTGCACACTGGCTACTATGCCTGGTAATGACTACATGTGTGATATCCGCATAGATGTTGATGAAATATGTGAAGTTTTGGATATTGACGAAGATGATATGGTCTTTGATTTCGGGGATGAAAGCGGAAGGTTGGACTTTATCGAAATTGAAGATGGCATGATGACCGTATGGTATTATGGATTTTCGGATGGGTGTAACAGAGGATGGACCATTATCCGCTTCCCAACCAATACTATCCGTAAGCTGAATGATCTGCTGGAAAGATATGTGAAAGCATTGAAGGAGGAAGAGGTATGAGAAATGAAGACATGGACATCGGATTTGACCGTTATATGACAATGAATAACGGAAATTACCGTGAGCATTATAGCGAGGAAAGTATAGATAATATGAAAACCGATTTCTTCGCCGGAGCTGAATGGCGCATCAACAGCGTTTGGCATGACGCGAGCGAAATGCCGGAAAAGAAATTTGCGTTGGTTGAATACGATTGTTTTCCTAAAGGGCATGGATACTTGGTTGTCCCCGACGTACGGGAAGTTATTGGTAGTATCACACGCTGGGCTTATATAGAAGACTTGATACCTATGGAGGATTGAATATGAGCATACTTGTACACGAAACGCAGTTACAGCGTATAATCAGGAAGACTGGCCGCAGACCGGTGCAGTGCAAATGTCAGCATTGCAAGCAGCAATGTCATACCCCTTGCCTGGGTACACCGCAAGATATCCTCAAGCTTATCGAAGCCGGATATAAAGACAGACTTGCACCAACACAATGGTGTGTGGGCATCATTATGGGAGTTACTAATATGTCTATTCCGATGATCCAGGCCAAACAAGAAGGAGACTGGTGTACGTTCTACAAGGATGGTTTGTGTGAACTGCACGATACCGGATTGAAGCCGACAGAGGGGAAATTGTCACACCATAGTATTCGGATTGATAACTTCAAACCAAGTAAAAGCATTGCGTGGAATGTGGCCAAGGAATGGCTGAACGAAGAAAATGTTGAATGCATTGAGAAAATATGCGATGCTATGGCAGCAGATAATGAAACGCAGTTGATATAAAGATATGAAGAACCTGAACGACCTAAGAGATAAAGCCTATCAGTGTGCAGTATCGCACGGATGGCATGAAGATAACCTAAGTGATGAACATTTCCTTTGCTTGGTTATATCCGAACTGATGGAGGCGGTGGAAGCGGACCGGAAAGGAATGCACGCTAAACGGGATAATTTTGAGTATTACATGAAACAGAGGAAACGTGATGATGGTGAATTTATGTATGTTTTCAAAATCGACATCAAAGACAGCGTGGAGGATGAGCTTGCCGACGCCTGCATCCGACTGCTGGATCTGGCAGGATTGAGAAATGTAGATTTAGGTGAAGTCAATCTTGATGAATTGAAATGTTCAGAGGGGTTCTTTGACTGGACTTTTACAGAATCCATGTTCTTCTTGGTCTGCAACTTGACAAATACTGATTTCATTGAATCGCATTCCTTCGATAGTTATCTTCGAGTAGCTTTGATGGAAATCATGAGTTTCTGTGTGAAGAAAAACATCGACATTTTCTGGTTTATCGAACAGAAGATGAAGTACAACGAACTTCGCCCATTTATGCACGGTGGGAAAGCATATTAAAAAAGGGAGCCAGCCCACACGATTAAAAGCCAACTCCCCCACACGATTATGATGCAAATATAAGAATTCCAATCAAAATAATCGTGCTATGACAAAAGAATTTTCATCAATCGTGGAGTTGAAATCAATACGTGAACAGAAATCAAGATTATCGGAACGTGAGCAGGAGTTATCATCCCCTATCCTGACTGATTTTACTTTCATTCCGGAGATTTATGAGTGGTTCAGAGAAATACTTTCCGATGCAGATTGTCCGTCCAATCCGGAAAGTGTTACCCAGCGAAAGAAGTTCCTCTTCATCGTGTTGTTCCTCTTCGCCCCCAGTGTGCTTGCCGGCGGGCGGCTGCCGAACGGCATCCGGGCAGAGATTTCAGGTGTCTTCCCGGATGTTTCCCCGTGTGTAATATCAAACAATATTGCTGATGTTTCCTTTATCTATCAGCAGTATAAGGATTTTCGTCAAGATATAGAGTACCTTTACAACCAAATATTAGAACGGCTGAAAAACAAAGGACTAATCAAGTAGCTGCTGGTGCTGTATAAGCTCCAGCATTTTTTTATTATTTGTAGCAAAAATGTTACAATAAAGTTTGCGTAATTGTAGCGAAAATGTTACCTTTGTATTGTTAAATAACAAAAGCGATATGAAATTTAGTGAAATGCACAGAAGACTTGAGCAGGCAGGCTGGTATATTTTCAAGGAAACAGACCACCGCTACTACGCTCACAAGGATTTTCCTTACTTGATTAAAGTCGGTCGGCATGGTAGTAAAGAAGTACCGCCAAATGAGTTTAACAAAGTAATGAAGAAAGCAGGGCTAAAATAAGCCCTGCACTTCATTCCAACATAAATTGCACGATTATGAAGAAAAAAGTAAAAGCAATCATCAGCAAGTCCGATACAGGGTTTGTTATTATGATGGAAGGGTTTGATTGGGCTATGTCCTATGGCGACACATTGGAGGAAGCTAAAGCGGATTTTGAAAAATTTCCGCAGGAGTATATTGAAATGTCTAAGGAAGCAGGGAAGGAGATACCGCCTGAATTGAATAATGGCGAATTGGAGTTTGAATATGTTTATGATTTATCTGGCTTCTTTAAGCAGTTCCCGTTCATTTCGGCAACCGCATTGGCTAAAAGACTGGGAATAAATGAAGGGCTTATGAGGCGTTATAAGTCCGGTTGCGCTCCAGTAGGAGAAATGCAGAAAAAAAGGATATTGGATGGCATTCATGCCATTGGTAAAGAACTGCTTTCCGTTCAATTCTAAGTCGCTTTTGTTATTGTACGAGAAAGTAAAAAGCCGGAGCATTATGCTTCCGGCTTTTGTCTATTTTCTATGTACTTCTATTATTTTACCTAAATGAAAAGCTATTTGCCAAAAAGCATATAAATCAGCACGTATCATATTTGGTATGAACCTAAAGCCGTCAACCTCTACTAAAGCCGTATCACGTTCTTTGGCATATCCAACGGCAATATACAAATATTTGTAAGGTTTAGGTACAAACGGAAAATTTCCGTTATTATAATCGTCAATGAAATATTCTTTATCTGGTTGGGTTACATCAGGATTAAGAACATATTTGCCGTTTCTATCTTTGAGCAAATAACGATTTGCGGTAATACCCTCTTTGATTTCTCTATACTCTTCTTTCTTTGTACCTGCTATTATCTGGTCAAAATAAACTTGTTTTATAGGCAAGTAAAGAGTATTCTCTTTAGTAGGTGTTTCCATAATTATTCTATTTTAAGATTTATATCTTTCCCACAATGAGGACAAGTCAAAGAGATACCATCCTTTTTGTGGTGTATTTCTTCTGGATTGGCAAAAAGCTGCCATGTTTCAACACCTAAAACCGATGCAAATTTTTTAATAGTTTCTAATGTCGGATTTTTCATCAATCCATTAAGATTTTGTTTTTTGATACCTAATAAATCAGAGAAAGCGGTTTTAGTCAATCCTTTTTCTTTTAGTAATGCTTCAATATTATCCATATCTGTAAATTTTAATGCTACAAAATTACTTATTCTTATATATGTAATGTTATTTACATTACTAAATAATGTTAAGATAAAGATAAAGCATTACTTTTAATTTGCGTTGTAATGTTTTTAGCATTACATTTGCATCATCAAACAAGAAGTAATAACAATTTAACTACATACGATTATGAAGACAATTAGTAGTGATTACATCAAAGAGATTAAGGCTCAAATCAGAGTTATCAATGAAGCTCTAAAAAGAATACAAGAAGCTGAAAAGATTCAGGATTCAGCAGTTAATAATAGAGAATATAACAAGGCGAAGAATGAAGCAATTGATGCAAGTTCAGATGTGATGATTGCATTAGAAGAAGCGGTAAGACTTGCATCAGCTATGGGTTGTGAAACTGGTCTGTATGACATAAATAAGTACCACAAGATTGTAGAATTTGATTTCAGAGATTCACATAAATAAGTTCAACCAGCAGCCTTTCGGGGTTGCCACAATATAAGAGAATTATGAGAGTAACAAGCTACATGAAAAGCCATAAGGCAAATGAGTTTTACGTGAAGAAGTCAAGAGGCTATTATATGGTCATAGATGGCTATGATATGAGTGTGGCTTCTTTAGAAACTACCGAAGAAGCAGCTAATAAAACGGCTAAAGAGCTTAATGAAATGAGAGCTAAAAGATTGAATATAGCATAAGTTTAACCAGCAGGGCGAAAGCCCTGCATAATCCCCTACACGATTATGAATACATATTACAAATTTTGTCCAAACGTATTTCTTGCTAAATGCGATGCTAAGCATGAAAAAGGTGAAACCATTCTTGTAACCACCAAATACGGCAAAGAGAATGAAAGCATAGTGTTTAATCTGATATTTGAACGTGATGGCTTCTACTATTATTCGATAGTTCGCGTTGATGGCTTTAACGTTCAAGAATGGGCAAAGCGAAAGGCAGAACGTCGGCTGGATTGGGCTGCCACTGCAGAACGAAAGAGTGAAGAATACTTCAAAGCGTCAAATAAAGACAGCGATTTTCTCTCGTTAGGTGAACCTATTAAAATCGGTCATCATAGCGAAAGACGACACAGAAAAGCCATTGAAGATGCCTGGCATAATATGGGCAAAAGTGTAGAGCTTGACGAGAAAGCCAGAGAGCATGAAAGAATAGCTCAGTATTGGGCAAACAAGGCTGATACTATAAACCTTTCAATGCCTGAAAGCGTGGACTACTATGAGCATAAGTTAGCAGTAGCTAAAGAGTACCATGAGGGGCTGAAATCCGGCAAATATCCACGTGAGCACTCATACTCTTTGACGTATGCAAAGAAAGCAGTAAACGAAGCTCAAAAGAATTTTGACTTGGCAAAGAAACTTTGGTTATAAACCCGGTAGCCTTCGGGCTACCACTATTTAAGATGGTTATGAAAGAGAAAGAAATCCTGCAAGAAATAATCGAGTGGCTGGGTAATGATACCAGCTACTTGTCTACAAGAACAGACTATGCCAGAGGGTATAAATCAGGTATAGAATGTGCAAAAGAAATTGTTGAAAGCATCATCAATAAACACGACCCTGATTTATTATCAAACAATTAGCAAATTGTTTCGTATGCGTTGAATCGTTATTCAAAATTGTCTTCATAATGGGGTATCTTTGTATAGATACCATCGCGGGTTAGAGCAGTGGTCAGCTCGTCACTTTGACTTGGTGAAGGCCGGTGGTTCGAATCCATCACCCGCAACTAACATTTAAACTTTACACGATTATGGAAATACTTACACTTATCATCAAACAGAAGTTCTTTGACGAAATCTTGTCAGGCAAGAAAACACAAGAATTCAGAGAAATCAGGCCTACAACACAGAAGAAATACTGCCAGCTTGACGCTGATGGCTATTGTGTCGAGAAAGACGGTGTGTTACAGCCTAAGCATTACGATGCTATCCAGTTTTTTGTAGGCTACAATAAAGATAGAGCCAGCGCACTGGTAGAAGTCAAGGATGCAAAGATAGAGCTGTTTGAAGATGAAAATCACAATCTGATTGAATACACCTATCAGGGTGAGATATATCTGGCAGCACAGGTCGTTTATGACCTTGGCAGAATTATTGAAAAGCATGTTTAACACTTTAAATTTTCGTTGAGTCAGAACAAACAGAAGCACATTTTCAACTGGTGGCTACCGTGGTGGCCGTAGAGGTTTGACCACAGAGAATGGTGGTCTCTCTCAGGGTGGCAGATTTATCACCCGAAGACAGCAGTATTATAATGTCCGCACAGGACTTGGTATGAGTGGCGGATAATGACACTGCAAGAAAGGACATACAGCCATATTGACCTCGTCAGACAGAATACTGACGGGGTTTTGCTGTTTCTGTCGCTGGGTAAGGATTCTTTGGTATTGCTGGACATGATCTATCCGAAGTTTGATAGAATAGTCTGCGTGTTCATGTACTTTGTCAAAGGTTTAGAGCACATCGAAAGATGGATTGGATGGGTAAAAGCCAAATATCCGAAGATAGAGTTTGTTCAGGTACCCCACTGGAACCTTACCTACATTCTTCGCGGTGGCCTGTATTGTGTGCCAAACCACAAAGTGAAGCTTTTGAAGTTGGCCGATGTGGTGAAGGCCATGCAGCTCAGATATGGACTTTACTACACTTTCCTGGGCATGAAGAAGGCCGATGGCATGAACCGCCGCTTGATGCTGAAAGGCTATGAAGCCAATGGGTATGAGAACAACGGAATGTGCTATCCTCTGGCCGATTGGACACAGAAAGACATTCTATCTTACATGAAGCAGAACAGCCTTCCGGAGCCTGTCAGATATTCGCTAAAGGCCAGTTCGGGTGTAGGCTTTAATCTGGATTGTATGCTATGGCTGGAGAAGAACTACCCGCAGGATTTACAGAGAATTTACAAGGTGTTCCCGATGGCTGAGAGAATCCTTTGGGAACATAAAAACAAACAAAATTAATAGGAGGAATGCAGAGTCAGAAGAAAAAGTTTAAATGATATTAATGCTCAAGCTGCAAGATTAAGAGCTCAGCTACAAGGAGCACAACGGTATGCAGATGGAAGTAATAGAGCTGCAAGAATTTCACAAGCAGCCGCACAAGCAAGAAGGGTTCGAGGAATGGGACTTCTTGGAGCAAGAGATTCATCAGGGAAATTGAGGGATAGAACGACTCGGATTGGTACAGGCCGATTCGCTAATGTAAACGGATGATATGGAACTGAGCAAATACATAAAGAGTGAATCGGTGGAACTTAACCGTTCCGCCATTCACTTTGCTGATTATAATCCTCGGAAGTTATCTGAGGAATCCCGTAAGACGTTGAAACGGGGTATCAAGAAGTTCGGGCTGGTTGGAGGTATCGTAGTCAACAAGCGGACCGGACTGACCGTCGTCAGTGGCCACCAGCGTCTGAGCGTGATGGATGAACTGCAGAAGTTTCCTGAAAATGACTACAGAATTCGCGTTGATGTCATTGACGTGGACGAGAAGCAGGAAAAGGAATTGAACATCCTGATGAATAATCCTAACGCGCAAGGTTCATGGGACTATGACGCTTTGGCCCGGATGGTTCCGGATATAGATTACCAGGATGCCGGCCTGACTGCTGCAGACCTTAACATGATTGGTTGTGATTTCCTTCTCCAAACAGAGGAAGAAAACTCCATTGCGGACGCTTTGGAGGATATGATGGCACCTGTCACAGAGCAGAAAGAAGCTGAGAAAGCCGCCAAGCAGATGGAAAGAGCTGAAAAGGTAGCTCACATGAAAGAAGTAAAGCAGCAGGTGAAGAATGCAGCCCAGAAACAGGCACAGGATATGGACGCTTATCTGATGCTTTCCTTTGACACGTTCGAAGCTAAAGCAGCCTTCTGTGAAAGGTTCGGTTACGACCCCTACTCCAAGTTTATCAAGGGTGAGGTATTCGATGAACAGATAGAAAGAATTGAATGACAACATGAAATTTTAGGAGGAAAGCCGAGTCAGAAGAAAAACATATAGCCAGTTGTATCAACAGTCAAGACGAATAATGTACAACGCCGGAAGGCAATACGGGCTTGGTACAGACAGACAAAGAAGTATAAGAGACAGAACGAGGTCTATAATGGAAAGATATGCAGCGAGAATAGACAGTTATTTCTCAAAGAGAGGAATTGATATCTATGGCAATAAGCCTGTTTCTCGCCGCATTTATATGGGTAACAATAACGGATGAAATATGGTAGGAGATTTTATTCTTTGGCTAAAGAGGTTTATAAAGCAGAACCTTTTTTGTATCCATCATTACGTTTGGAAAGGGCCTTTAGACTTCCGCTATGAAATCTGTGATAAGTGTGGAAAATTAAAAAAGAGTTGAATGAAAGCATCAGAAGAATTTGGAGAAATTATTGACAGGATAGACAACCTGTTAGGAGCATTGGGGTTGCCTGTGCCAGCAGAGTTTCATGTAAATCAAATGAAATATGAGCTCAGTGAAATTTCGGAGAAATTGAAACGAATATACGTTGAAGAAGAGGGCGAAAACCCCTGGGAGGAATAAATGATGAAAAGTGAATCTCAAAAAAGCAAACATACAGGACGAAAGCCCAAATTTGACTACAAGAGTGAGGAGTTTCTCTCTCAGGTGGAAATGTATGCCAAAAAGGGATTCACAGATAGAGAAATCGCCTTTGCGTTAGGTTTGTCTCCCCAGACTTTCTGCGAGAAGAAGAATGAGCACTCTGAATTATGCGAAGTATTAGCGCGCGGGCGTGCGACCATCACGGCTGCTGTACGTGCCAAGTTCCTTGCTGTAGCTTTGGGCGGTATCAAGACAAAAAGTACTGTAGTAAGGAAGCTGAAAGACCAGGACGGAAACCTGACCGGCGAAGAAGAGCTTCAGGTAAGTGAAAGCGAACTGGCTCCAAATCTTCAGGCCATGTCCGTCTGGCTGTATCACCATGACGAAGAGTGGAGGAAGGTTGAACGCCGTCAGGACGAAGACGCCGATATTCCAAAGGATATTGACCAAGGAATTTCTATTGACTCATGGATTAAAAATAACCTGAAATGATTGTACCCCAAGCGATATATCATCCGTTATATACCGATAGCGAGAAATTTATCATTCTCATTACCGGTGGCCGTGGCTCGGGGAAGTCTTTCAACGCTTCTACCTTCATAGAGCGGCTGACGTTCGAGATGACTCCCACAGAGAAGATAGTCCACCAGATTCTTTATACCCGTTACACGATGGTATCTGCCGGGATGTCTATCATTCCAGAGATGATGGAAAAGATAGATTTGGATGGAACAACGAAGTATTTCAAGACCACCAAAACCGATATTGTAAACCGGATGACCGGCAGTCGTATCATGTTCCGTGGTATCAAGACTTCTTCCGGGAATCAGACCGCTAAACTAAAATCTATTCAGGGTATCACCACCTTTGTCTGTGATGAAGCGGAGGAATGGACAAGTGAGGAAGAGTTTGACAAGATTATGCTCTCCATCCGTAAAAAGGGAATCCAGAACCGGATTATCATCATCATGAATCCCTGTGACTCCAATCACTTCATCTACAAGAAATACATCGAGAATACCCATCGGCTTGTGGAGATTGACGGTGTACCGGTTCAAATCTCAACTCATCCCAATGTTCTCCACATTCATACGACTTACTTCGACAATATTGAGAATCTTTCTCCTGAGTTCCTGAGAGAAGTCAAGGAAATGAAAGAGAAGAATCCGGAGAAGTACGCCCATGTGGTTATCGGCCGATGGGCAGACGTAGCCGAAGGTGCTGTGTTCAAGAAATGGGGTATCGTGGATGAGTTCCCGATGTGGTGCAAGCATGTAGCTATCGGGCTGGATTTTGGTTATACCAATGACCCCACAGCGGCTATCCGATGTGGAATCATAGACAATGCACTGTATCTGGATGAATTGGATTATAGAACCGGACTGCTTTCGGGAGACATCATAAAAACCTTGCGGCCTTGGAATTTGAGAGTGATTGCCGACAGTGCGGACCCGCGACTCATCCAGGAGATTCATAACGGAGGGATTAAAATATACGCGGTAGAGAAAGGACAAGGTTCTGTCAATGCCGGTATTGACAAGATGCAGGGAATGGAAATATTCATCACCAAGCGTTCTTATAACCTTCAACGGGAGTTCAGAAACTATGTATGGGCAAAGGATAAGGATGGAAACTACATCAACGAACCTGAAGACCATGATAATCATGGCATAGATGCTGCACGCTACTATGTGCTGGGAGAACTTCTCGGTAGAATTATGAAACCTAAAGACGTTTCAGGAATATTTGGACATTAAACTTTAGAATATGATACGCTTTATACAAACCTCAGAAGAGTCTGGAGACTGTTCAGCTTATTACGATGTAAGACTGGATAAACCTCATACAGTTGGTGAGTTTATAAACTTAGTTCTCATTGAAAGAAAAGGAGAATGGGGCAAGTTTGAAATTTATAATCCAAACGTGAGTTGGTTGGATTATAAAAAATACGAATACCGCTATGGAGTTTTGAATGATGCAATTCCCAAAAACTTGTTAGAAAAGAAAATAATTAGCATAAAGGCTAATGGCGGCTGGACTAATATGGATTACCTTTTAAAGTTGGAACAATAAATGTAATAATATGAGAACCTTAGAAGAAATTTTAGCTATACCTGAAATAGAGAGAAAAATCTACTATCTGAAGAAAGGACGAAAGACCGAGCAACCAAACGCTCACGCTCTTTACAACGACTGGAATCCGAACAAGCACGAGATAGTGATAGATGAAGAGAAATACCCGAAAATCAAAATTACGACCCAGCCTGAGAAACGGATTACAGACCCGACAACCGGGAAAGAATATATTGAGCCGGCAGTAAGAAAAGAAGTTGAACCGAACAGGATTGCTCTTCCTCTCGAGCAGGACATTGTGAACATTCAGACAGCCTTCACCGTGGGAACAGAACCGGTCCTTGATTGCCAGCCGGATGAATCGGAGGAGAATCTTCTTTCGGCCTTGAAGCAGGTGTTCAAGAAAAACAAGTTGAAATACCAGAACAAGAAAGTAGTCCGGGCATGGCTGGCCGAGCAGGAAGTGGCCGAATACTGGTATGTGGTGAAGGATGACGGCTTCTGGGCAAAGCTCAAACGAAAGATTTCAGGAATTTTCGGTAAATCTAAGCCTGAATACCGTCTGAAGAGTGCCATCTGGTCTCCGTTCCGTGGCGACAAACTCTACCCTTTCTTCAATGACCAGGGGGATTTGGTAGCCCTATCCCGTGAGTACAAGAAGAAAGACCTGAACGATGTAGAGATTACATGTTTCATGACCATTACCAAGGATATGGTTTACCAATGGGAACTGACAAGCAACTGGACTGACAAAGGCTCATTTGCTCATGGATTCAAGAAGATGCCGGTGATTTACATGTACCGTCCGGAAGCGTATTGTGAGAAGATTAAGAGTCTTCGCGTAAGACTGGAGAAACTTCTTTCAAACTATGCAGACTGTATCGACTACCACTTCTTCCCTATCCTCATGCTTTTTGGTAACGTGGAGAATTTCTCAGGTGAGTTCAAAAACCGGGTGGTCGAGCTGACCGGCCAGGGAGCAAATGCCCAGTATCTTACCTGGTCACAGGTACCAGATACTGTCAAGTTCGAGGTGGAGACGCTGTTAAGTCAGATATACGGACTGACCAATACGCCCAGAATCTCTTTCGACTCCCTGAAGGGTACAGGAAACGCCGTTTCCGGTGTGACTTTCGACTATGTGTTCATGTCCACCCACCTTAATGTAGAGAATTTGAATGAAACCGTCGGCGAGTTCATGCAACGACGGGTAAACTTCCTTGTCTCCGCGTTGGGTTCCGTGAATTCCACCCTTGAAGAAGCCTCCGAGACTATTGACGTGGATGTGCAGATGCAGCCATACAAACTGGAGGACATCAAAGACAAGATAGACACAGCTATCAAGGCCAAGGACGGTGAAATCTGGTCTCAACAGCGGGCCATTACCTTTGTGGGGAACGTGGATGCAGTTCTGGATGAGATTGAAGCCATCAAGGAAGAGCAGGCTGAGAAGCAGAAGAACGACATTGAGAAACAGAAACAGCTTTCCTCTCTTAAAAGTGCTGGTAGCAAATCTGAAGAATAGAACAACCCAGTCAGAATATTTACGGGGATAATACAAAACAGAATGATATAAATCTAAAATATTGACTATTTGAATAGCGGTATCTTTCGAGGTATCGCTATTTTCTTTATCATAGTAAAAACATGAATACTTCTTTGTAATTATTCGTTATTTTACTATATTTGCATCGTAATTAAGTCTTAAACGCTATGAGCTACAAATCAGTTAAAGACGTTGTAACGCTGCTTACTGAAAATGGCTTTTGGTTCGTGAGGCAGAAAGGCAGTCACATGGTTTACACTGATGGTAGTCATGTAGTTATTGTACCTGACCACGGCAAGAAAGGCGTTGAGAAAGGCACTTATTACAACATTCTGAGGCAAGCGGGGCTAAAATAGCCCCCGCCTCTTTTGTTTAACGATAAAAAGGAGGTCAGTATGAAAACCGTAGAAGTGATTGTAGAACATGCTGGAAATAATCTTAGTGCCTATATTGAAGGTGCTCCGGTGATTACTGTCGGTAACGACGTGAAGGAAATCGAGAAAAACATGAAGGAGGCTGTTGAACTTTATCTGGATTCATGTAATGAAATGAACATCGCTCCAGTGGAAATTTTGCAGGGAGAGTTTACCTTGAAGTTCAAGATAGATGCTGCTACTTTCATCAACTATTACAGCAGTATCTTCACCAAAGCCGCATTGAGTCGGATAACCGGAATTAATGAGCGCCAGTTGTGGCATTATGCGGCTGGAGTACACAAACCCCGTAAACAGCAGTTGGAGAAGATTCAGAAAGGTATTAACGCGCTGACAGAGGAACTGGCAGCTATAAATTTGTTATGATTATTAATTAAATATAATGGAGGATAGTACAATGAAAGCAAAAGATGTAAATCCAAGTAATTTTAAGGTTGAGAATGTTGTATTTGAAAATGATGATTTTTCTATAGCGATAGGTATTTGGGAAAATGGGGAAAGAAGAATGGCAATGAGATGGAATGGCTATGGAGATGATCCCGGATACCCAAAATTATTTAAAAATCCAGTCTGGTTCATGGTTGATGACTCTTTAATTTTACCTTTCCTGAATGCTTTGAGGAACATAAAAGATTCTGACAAAAAAGAAATAGAAGCAGCTATATTGAAATTTTAAAAGTATAATTGAATGATGTTCCAGCGTGATTACCCTAGTAGTCACGCTTTCTTTTTGTCTAAAAACGAACATTCTCTTAATTGTTTCGTATCGTTAGCCTTAAAATTTCCCCTTCCCTTTCTCTATAAGTAAATTTACCGTATGAAATTATTAATCAAACTCATACGGTATGACAATCTTTGAACAAATCTTGGCAGGACTGCAACAGAAATTCGCTGGGGTGGACACTGCCACACTCACCCGTATCGCCACAAAGAAGGCAGAGGGTGTAACGGACGAAACGAAGGTGACCTCCATCGTTGAGGGTATCTCTTTCCAGGACGTGATGCAAAACTATGGTGATTTCCGTGCAGGACAAGCGCAGACTTCCGCTGTTTCAAACTACGAGAAGAAGCATGGACTGAAAGACGGGAAACCAATCGAGAATCCGAAACCAGAACCACCGAAACCAAACGACCCTCCAAAGCCGCAGGAGACAGACATCGCAAAGATGATCGCCGATGGCATTGCAGCTGGTATCAAGCCGTTTGCAGACAAACTGGCCAAAATGGAGGAACAAGAAGCGCAGGCGCAGCGTAATTCTCAGATTTCAGTAGTGGCGAAGAAGTACGGTATTCCCGAATTTATGCTGAAAGACCGCAACATTCCTGAGAATACGGACTTGGATACCTATTTCAAGGACATGAAGCAGGATATGTCTAACAGCGGTTTTCAGTTCTCCAAAGCTCCTGAAACTGCCGAACAGAAGCAGGAGAAAGAAGCGAGTGAGTTCGCCAAAATGATTGAGGCGGACACAAAATCTATTGTCGAACAACAAAACAAGTAATTTATGTCAGCAGGATACAAGTATTACATGGAGCCTGAACCGTCCATCGAGGAACGCTATGACGTTTCTACCGGTGTAAGACGCAGAGGGCCTTATAAGCTGGATACGACCAACCTTGTTGTTGGTTCATTCCTCCCATCTTTCACTCCGATTGCCGCTGATTTGGTAAAGAAAACCGCTCAGGTGGCTATCCGTGTAGAAGTCTATGAAAAGTTTACCACCGGTTCCAATACCACATTGAAAATCAAGAAAAACTCTTTGGCTTATGTGGGTATGCATCTGGGTAATGGTTCTCATGGAGCTACCATCAACAGTATTGACAAATCAAACAAAGCTTTCGATAAGTTGACGTTGGCTGCCGACTTTGGCGAAACAGTGGAAGCTGGTACTGTACTCTATGAAGCTACAGCTGTAAGCGGTACTACTCCAAAGGTAGTTGCTAACTCAGCTTTGTACGGAAGAGTACAAGTAGAAGAAGGCATTGTATTAGTTGCTCTTTTGATGCGAGCATTCGAGATTGAGCCTACTAAGTTGGCTATGCCTTTCCATGCAAAGGATAAAGAAAATTTGCCACATTTCCAGTTTAACGAATAAGAAAGGAGGTAAAACATGATGCTAACTATTCATACTCTGTTTAACGACCCCAATATCGTAAACGCCGTTATCCAGCGTGTCCTTCAGACTCGTAAGGATACAATCTACTGGCAGCAGTATCTTGATTTCCGTAGAACGACTACCCGTGTATTCAAGGACTACATCGGTCAGGTTACTGGAGTGATGGCCGGTTCCATTAACTCACGATACGGCGAGAAGCCTATCCGTGAACGTAGAAACATTGGTTCGGGATACGGTGAAATCGCTTATCTGGGTGATGCCTACCAGATTTCCATTGACCGTTTGTCAGAACTGCAGGACTTGATTGACAAGTTCAATGCAGCAAAACCTGCTGACCAGGTAGCAGCCATGCAGGAAATCGTGAACTTCATCTACGACGATTACCGCCAGGTACTTTTGGCAGCTCACAAGCGCATGGATATTATCGTAGGTTCACTTCTGATGACCGGAGAAGCAACAGTCAAGAACAAAGACGACAATGCCGGAGGTGTCGACCTTCTTAACATTGAATTGCCGTTCAAGTTCATCAAACCTGATACAGGTGCTAAAGCGAACTTCATTACCTATTTGCAACAGCAGATTAATGCACTGAAAGCTGACTATGGAAACTTCCAAAAGATGATTATGTCACGAGGAACTTTCGTGAAGAATATCATCGGGTCGGCTGAGTTTGGTGACAAGTTCAAGATGCAGCTTACAGGAAATGAAATGTACCTTTCAACCGGGTTGATTACCTCTCAACTGGCTTCCCAAGTGTTCACTGGCATCGGGCTTCCGGCCATTGAAATCAAGGAAGATTACGTAAAAGACCAGACCGGAAAAAACGTGCAGATTTACGCCGACGACCGTATCACCTTGCTTCCGCAGGATAAGGTCGGTTATATGCGTTTCCACACTCCGTACGAAGCAGTGGACGGCGTACCTGGACGTAACTACACCCAGGCAGACGGTGATATGCTTATTTCCGGTTACAAGGACAAGAACGGTCGTTATTTGGAATACACTGCAGAGTGGATTCCGCAGATTACGAACCCGAACCTGATTGTGAACTTTGATTTGTCAACCATGAACGAATGACAGTAAACGACTACATATCACAGAAGTTTCAGACCTTCGGCATTAATTTGTCGGAGGCTGACCTTTTGGAGATAAGTCTGTCTTCAGGGATAAGCGGAGAGGATGAGATGAACCCGTCAAACATCGGATTGATTTCGGTGGCCATGGCGAAGTTCATCCCCTCTCTATTGCTACGTGCCACTTCCATCAGCGAGAACGGTTTCTCTATGTCATGGGATACAAAAGGCTTGAAGGAATACTATTCTTTCTTGTGCAAGAAGTATGGTCTTGAAGACACGCTGTCAGATAAACCTAAAGTCAGATTTCTATGATATTTGCTCCACATACATTACAGGTTAAGGTCTTTACTCCGATGGAAACAGACGAGTTCGGAAGACCTATTCCAGATTCCGGTGGCGAAAGCTGGCAGGACGTATGTCGATGCCGGTGTGACGATAACTCTACCAAGGAGTTTACTTCGGAGAACGGTGAGGTGTATCGACCGAATTACCATGTAGTCTGTGAGAAGAAAATCTCTCTGAAGGCTGGTGATGAAGTCAGGTGTATGGATGGTGAGAATATCCGGGGAAGCGGCAAGGTTTACATGGTGAAGAATACGAATTATTTTGGTTACTCAGAGATATGGATGTAAAGTTTGATTTTTCGGACGTGGACAGATTCTTCCAGCAGGGCTATGCCGAGGTGAAAGCCGTTGAGGAGAAGGTCGGAAAGGAGGCTGTCGATTATGCCGTAAAGAATGGCAGCTATCAGAACCGTACCGGAAACCTTAGAAAGTCAAACAAGTATTCAGCTCAAGATGATGGCTTGGAGTTGAGAAATGAAGCCGAATACGCTTCTTTTGTTGAATCCAAAGGTTACGAAGTCTTGACTGGCGCGGCCCTATTTGCTGAGAGACGATTGAAGGAGGAGATCAAATGATAGTAACTACCGATATAGCGAACATACTCTACCGTGATTGCCAGCCTTTCGGTATAGCCATCGTTCCCCACGGCAAGAAGCTGACAGGGGTAATGAAATCCGAAAGAGTTGTCATTCACGCCAAGAAGCAACAGCCGGGAGCGTACTGGAAGAAATCCTTCGTTGAGATGAATCTTTGCGTTCCTGACCTGAAGGAAGGCGAAGCCAACTCCATCCGGCTGAACGAACTGGAGAAACAGGCACAAGATTTGTTTGACGGCGTAACCGGACGCTATGACGATACCTCCTATCATTATTCCATCGAGTCAATCGGAACCGAGGAGGACACTGCCTTAAAGTGTCACTATGTGAATGTAAGAATTTTATTTGAAGTTTTAAATGTAAAATGATATGGCAGAAGCAAAGAAAATAACCGCCGTTAATATCAAGAAACTATGGTATGGCGAAACAAGTGCTATCACAGAAGATTTGACCGGACAGGCGTTGTACACTCTTTTGCAGGGTGAGACCCTGAAAGAGGTGAAGAACATCCATCAGGATACCTGGACACTTGAAGAAGCGGAAGCGAGCCGCACCAAATACAAGAACCAGCTCACGAATCAGACCTATCGCAGCGACAAAGAGATGGGCGACGTGACCGTCAACTTCACCATTGGTGAGTACGACTATCCGACCAAGAAAGATCTCATGGGAGGCGACGTTATCAACACCGACAAGGGATGGAAACGAGCCAGAGGCAAGGTGAACATCGAAAAGCTGATTGTGGCCCAAACCGAGGATGACCAGTATTGCGTCATTCCCCGCGCCGACATCGGTGCCCGTGAAGCAACCACAGACAAGGCTATTGGCCTTCCGGTAAGTGCTCTTGAATTGGAGCCGAAAGACTCCACCATCGCTCCGGAATACTGGTTCGACTCCGAAGAAGTAAAACAGGGAGATTAAAAACATAGAAGTGTTTGTCAGGATGGCGGTGGGTGGTTGGCTCACCGCCTTTTTTATATAGAACAGTTATGAACACAGGAGCAAAAATCATATCAGAATCCATCATAGGAATGGATTTCAGAACGGTAATCGTAGGCGGCAAAAGTTATACGGTCTATCCGCCTACCATCCACAAGCTGGCAGGGGCCATTTCCCATCTTTCAAACATACAGGATGCGGAAAGCCTGAGAGACGTGTTACTCTCTCTTGGAGATAGTGAAGCATATAGCAAGGCCCTTTCGTGGCTGATTACAGGCGATGAAAGTCTGAGTGACGAATTGTCCCATGGCACAATGGACGAAGTGGTGGACGCCTTGGATGAAACCCTTTCCATGATCGATTCCAAGGTTTTTCTCAAAGCTGTCAGCTTGGCGAAGAACGTAAGCCTGCTGGCAGCGAAACCGAGGTTGTAGGAAATGACACTCTTTTGGGGCAGATTGCTTCGTTCATGGAAAATCTACATCTGTCCTACCGAGAAGTGGTCCACGAGATACCCTACAGAAACTTAGTATTAATGCAGCGCGACAAGCTCCATACCGTTATCGGAACAAAGGTTACGAAAGTAAAAGGTAAGGATATGGCTTCACGCAGAAGAAGAAACAAGAAATAGATATGGCTACGCTATACTTTAAAGTAAGCTCAGACTATGATGAAGTTATCCGTCTGAGGCAGGAATGTGAGAAGCTGGAAGCCCAGCTCAAGAAGATGGACGTGAACAAATCTCCGGCAGCAGCAAGAGCTTTGGAGACTCAACTGGCATCCACCCGTAAACAGATGATGGGACTGGTGACTGAAGCGGCCAAGGCAGGGGCAACGATGGAACATGATTTCAAAACGAAAATCTACAATGCTTCACAATCAGTGAATGATTTCACACAAAAGATTATCGACCAGAAAAGAGTAGTTAAAGATGTAGAAGCGGATGTAAAACGTCTTGGCACCGCTTATAAAACAGCTTTGAAAAGAAATCCTGCTACAGCTTCCGGTTTGTTTTCTGAGTACAACTCGGCTAAGAAGGTTCTTGATGAAGAAAAGGCCGCTTTATTTGGATTGACCCAACAGCAGGCAGAGGCACGTCTTTCGGTAAAGAGATTGAAGGATGAGTACGCCGCCTTCAAGGAAGAAGCTGGAGAATCAGTGGAAGTCAACGAAAAAATGTCCGTTTCATTGACCAAAGTTCTGGGAGTAATCGGTGGAGTAACAGCTTTGAAAAACTTTGTTACAGAACTTGTCAATGTTCGTGGTCAGTTCCAACAGTTAGAGATAGCTTTCACAACTATGCTCAAAAGCAAGGAAAAATCAGACGAACTAATGGCAGAACTGGTAGAGATTGCAGCAAAGACACCTTTCGATCTTCAGGGTGTTGCATCCTCAGCCAAGCAGATGCTTGCCTATGGATCGTCTGCCGAGAATGTGGGGAATGAACTTGTAATGCTTGGTAATGTAGCAGCAGGTGTCGGCTCACAACTTAGTGAAATTGCTTATCTGTATGGCACTTTAAGAACGCAAGGAAGGGCTTATGCAGTCGATATTCGTCAGTTCGCCGGACGTGGTATCCCTATCTATGAAGAATTAGCAAAAGTCCTTGGAGTAACAAAAGATGAAGTTTCCAGTCTGGTTACAGCTGGTAAGGTTGGATTCAAGGAGGTGGAACAAGCATTCAAGAACATGACCAGCGCATCGGGCATCTATTACAATTTGATGGAAGAACAATCCAAGTCTCTTACGGGCCAAATAAGTAATTTGGGTGATGCTTGGGATACCATGCTAAACGAAATTGGGAAAGATACACAAGGAATTGCATCTACTGGAATATCCGCCGTGAAAGGTCTGATTGAGAATTATGAAACGATAGGCAAAGTATTGATAGGCCTGATTGCCACCTATGGAACTTATCGTGCGGCTCTTATGCTCACAACCGTCGCCACAAGCAAACACACCATCGCTGAAATAGCGTTAACCAGCGCAAGAGTTATTGCAAGAAAAGCACAAATGCTTCTAAATGCGGCAATGCTGACCAATCCTTACGTGGCTGTAGCTACGGTGGTAGCTGGATTAGCGGCTACAATATGGGCGTTGCATGATAGTTCAACCGAAGCTGAAAAAGCACAGAAAAGATTGAACGAAAGACAGCAGCAAGCACAAAAAGAAGCGGAAGAGCATAAAAGAAAGATTGATGCACTTATCGAAAGTTCGAGAGACATAGCTTTGACTGATTTACAACGTGGCCAAAGCCTTGCAGAATTGAGGAAAGAATATCCGAAAATATTCTCTCAGTACGACATTGAAAGTATTAAATTGGCCGATATACTTAAACTCAAACAGCAGATAGCTGAAGAGGATGCGATACGTGTAGGGGAAAAGCAAAAACAGGATTTTGCCAATCTTGAAAATGAAATTACATATTATGAGAATCTCCTGAAATCACTTTCTGGCCAACAAGGAGTTGATGGATACGTAAAGAAGTTGAAAGAGCTTCGGGCAGAACGAGATATATTGTTGAAGGAAAGGAGCAAAGGCATTTCTGAACAATTCATATCCAGCCTAAAGGAGATTGATATCAGCGAGTTTGACCGATATATCTCAGAACTTGAGAAAAGGATAAAGGGAAAAGGAGAAAGTGGTAAAATAAATATGCGCCTTCCTATTGATGTAAAAGGCTCTTTATCTGACGAAGCGTTATTTGAAGTAAAAGACATTAAGACGCTTATTGATACCGCTAAATCAACAAAACAGTCACGTATTGATGCAAATAAAAATCAAACCACCTACCAACAAGATCTTGCATCAGCAAAAGCTGACTGGGAAAAAGCTAAAAAAGGATATGAAACTCTCATTAAAGACCAGAAAGCCACATCTGAACAGGTAAAGAAAGCCCGTGAAGAAATGGAGGCCAAGGAAAAGACTTACAAAGAACTTGGAGGAGACGTGGATAAGAAAAAGCAAATTAAAGATTCCTCTCCATTCCCCAAAATAGAGCAATCTTTTGCCCAAGACCTCCAAAAACGGGTTGATACCGCTGAGCAGGAAACGGCAGAAGCAGTCAACGATATGGTACAAACAATACTCGACGGACTGGATGCCGAACAAGAAGCCATGTACAAATACCTGCAAAACTATGGTACATTCAGAGAACGACAAAAGGCCATCACGGAGGAATATTCCAAGAAAATTGCAGATGCGGGCGGTGCAGACACCTGGCAAGGGAAACTTCTGCAAAAGGAAATGGAGAAGGCTCTTTCTGATTTAGACCTCGAGAAACTGAAACAGGGTATCAACTGGGAACTTGTCTTCGGTGACTTGGATAAGGTATCCAAGGAGTCCTTGAACAAGGTAAAACAGCAACTGAAGGACTTCAAGAACTCAGAAGAGTACAAGAACATGGCCGTTGACCAGAAGAAAGTCATTGACGAAGCCCTGGATAACATTCAGACAACCCTTATTGATAAGGGAGGGTTGCTGGCCGACCTGCCGGAGCAATTAAACGAACTGGCCAAGGCACAGGAAGAACTGACACAGGCGCAGGAAGAATACAACGAAGCCATGAAGAGCGGAACTGACGAGCAGAAGGAATCCGCCGCAAAGAAGCTGAACGATGCACAGAAAAAGCAACAGAACGCCCAGAACAATGTACAAAAGTCGGCAGACAAGGCGCGGAGCAACCTCATGTATCTATCAGGGGCTATCAACGAATTAGGAAATAGTTCGGAAGTATCTCTTACGTCTGTAGGAAACCTTATGAGTGGTATTATTGATATTGTAGGTAAAGGAGGGGATAAAATCTCTGGAATAATTGGAAGCATATTCTCACTTCTTGACAATATTGGGTCACAAGGGCTGGATGGATTTATTGGGAATGTAGTTAAATCTATGGCAAATGCCGCCTATGGTGCATGGGATACTATATTCGGATGGACAGGAATAGATTTTGGAGGAGAAAGCGACCCACACCTGCAGGAAGATCTTGAAAGGCTGACCCTCTCCAATCAGGACCTGATAAAATCTCTCGATAATCTGGCCGAGAAAATGGACGAAAGTGCCGTGGCTGATGCAACAGACATCTATGAGCAACAGAAGAAGAATATAGAGGACCAGATAGCGAACACGCAAGAAATGATGCGACGTTCGGCTGCAGCTTATAGCAATGGCTTTCTTGGAATTGGAGGTACACACTCCAGCAACAAGAAAATCAATGAAGCAATGTCGGCCGAGGACTGGAAACGGGTCAGCGAAGCGGCCGGTGTGTCTGTAAAGAGTGCCAGTGACTTTTGGAATCTGACCAGTGAGCAGATGTATAACGTGGCCAATGATGCGACCGACCTATATTCCAAAATCAAACAATATGCCGACGATGGATATCAGAACGCTTCTCAATACATGGACGACTACATCGAATATTGGAAGCAACTGGAAGAGTTGGAGAACGCTTACCGCGAAAAGCTGACAGATACCTCGTTTGATACCGTCCGGGATGAATTCAAGAACAGCCTACTGGACATGGAATCGGATGCGGAAGACTTTGCCGAAAATTTCGAGAAGATGATGCAGCAGGCAGTGGTAGAGAGCATGATGTCAGACACTTATGCCAAAAGGTTGAAGGATTGGTATAAGAGCTTTGCAGACTCGATGACGGACGGGACGCTTACCGGAACAGAACAAAGCGACCTGAAGTCACAATGGGACCAGATAGTAAGTGATGCCTTGGCTGAGCGTGACGCCATCATGCAGGCTATGGGATGGGACAGTTCTTCCTCCGAGCAGCAGTCCGCCTCCAGCCGTGGTTTCGGAACAGAAATGACGCACGAAGATGCAGGTGAATTGAGTGGGCGGTTTACTGCCGTATATGAGTCCAATCTCAGGATAGAGTCTGCCGAACAACAACAGACGGTTGCCATCACCGAACTGCGAGGTTCTATCAGTGCCCTGACGTCCCAAGCGTCAAGTATGTACAACATTGCTGACGAGACACGTACCATACTGGCTAATTCCTACTTGGAGCTGCAGCAAATCAGAGAGAATACAGGCGAAATCGTCAAACCCATCAAACAGATGCAGGCTGACATCGCCGAAGTGAAACGTAATACATCAAGACTATGACAGGAGATTTAATCATCAACGAGAAAGACGCATTCTCAACGTGGGGAGTTCGCATGGGAGATGGTTTCCTAGACGCCATCGACGGGTTCAACCAGATGAAAGACTACATTGAGAATGAAAGCCGACTGGAACATGGCAAACGTGTGATAACCGATAACGCAAGAGTGGACTCGCGCGAAATCACCCTCCAGTTTACCATTGAAGGAAGTTCGGAAAGCGACTACCGGACAAAGAAGAAAGCCTTTCAGACAGAACTAGAGAAGGGCGCTGTAAACATCAAAATTCCCGCTATCGGAAGTGAGGTTTTCAAGCTGGTTTATCTGGGGAAAAGCATCTCTTATGGATTGAGTTTAGACAGGTGTTTTGGTAAGGTGTCGAGCAAATTCGAAGAACCAAACCCTACCGACAGAAGCGAATAACGAACCTTTTCCATCTTGTTTCAAATGGAAGTCCTGATTATTAGGGCTTCCATTTTCTATTTCTGAACTTTGGGGATATGATTGAAATCAAAGACATATCCGGCCAAGTAAGGTTTTCGCCCCCTATCAACAAGGGGGCCAAGGGAAAGTTTACACTGATGAAAGAGGACTACATTATCCTTCCTTTCTCGGTACCCTCTCCCATCCCGTTCAAACTGGGCGATTACGTGGATTTGGCCGGAGTATTGGACGACTCTCTGGGTGGCAAGCTGGCAAAAATCTATGAGATTGTTGACCTTCAGAAGCCCACCTATAACACCTCAACCGGAGGATATGACTACGAATTAAGACTGGATGCCTACTACTGGAAGTGGAAGAACAAGATATTCAAATACACACCTGAACAGGCCGGTAGCGAAGCGTCATGGTCGCTTACTGCAGCCCTTGACGTGCAGTTAGGCGTGTTCCTCCGTAATCTGAAGGCTTTGGGATATACCTATAAAGGAACAGACTTCACATTCAGCATAGACGATACCGTAGAAAACAAGGCCGTAGCAATGACATACGACAACATGAACCTGTTGGATGCCCTGTTTTCTATGGCGGGTGAGGATAAGTGGAACTGCGATTGCTGGATAACGGACAACGTGATTCATTTTGGGCGAAATGAGTTCGGGGATGCCGTTAAAATCGAGCGTGGTGTCGAAGCGTCGAGCATCACCCGCAGCGAAAGCCAGGGCACTTATGCCACCCGCATCTATGCATTCGGCTCAACCAAGAACATACCCACTAACTACCGTCCTACTGATGAGCAGGCAGTAATCAATGGCGTGGTACAGAAACGTCTGATGCTTCCGGCTGACACTCCCTATATAGACGCATACGAAGGGATGTCGCAAGAAGAGGCCATCGAGGACGTTGTAGTGTTCGATGATGTCTATCCCCGACGGATAGGAACCCTTTCCGATGTCCACACCCGCACTGAAGAAGTGGAGAATGAGGACGGGACAAAAGAGACCGTCACATACTACCGTTACAAAGATACCGGATTGGAGTTCAAAGAGGAGTATATCCTCGAAGGACAAGAACTGAAAATCAGATTCCAGTCTGGAAAGCTTAATGGTATGGAGTTCGGTGTCATCTTCAACCCATCACCCAAGGACGAGACGCGCGGCGAGCAGCTTTGGGAAATTGTGAGGAACGAAGACTATGGCCGTCCCCTACCCGACGACATCATCTGTCCAGCAGACGGCGACCAATACATTCTATCCGGATTTGACATCCAACTAGTATCCGACCAATATACCCCTGAAGCCGAACAAGAGCTGAAGGAGAAAGCGCAGAAGTATGCCGACAAGGTGAAGAAGGACGATGGCACCTACCCTACTACCTTAATGAGCACTTGGGTGCACGAAGACCCGATTTCACGCACATTCGAGTTTGGCCAACGTATCAATCTCGTTGACGACACCTACTTCGAAAACGGGCGTATCTCCCGTGTTTTGGGTTGGGAAATGAACTTGGATATTCCTTGGGACGCCCCAGTCTATACCATCGGTGAAAGTATGCCCTACTCACGCATCGGTGAGATTGAAAGTGATGTTGAGTCATTAACTTACAAGGGGCAAACATACTTTGGGAAAGGCGGAGTATATCTTATCAAAGTAAACGATTCAACTGCTCCAAGTGATAGTAATGCGTTTTCCGCGTTACGGGCGTTAATGATGTTTCTTCGCAAGGACCAGCCGGATGGTACTAACTATCCTCTAAACATTGGTGAGTTCATCGACAGCATACTTTCCGGTAAGGGCATCGGCCTTTTCCCCGACGGTCGTGCACAAGTCTCCCGCCTCGAGGTGCGGGAATCTCTCTCTGTGATGGAAATCATCTTCAACCGCCTGTCCGCCATGGAGAGCGACTACAGCTTCAGCGAAAGTGGCACCGTGGAGAGCGTGACGCTGATGGATGATGGCACCTATACCCTGAAGCTCCGCAAGCGATGGGAGAATGACTTCACCGCCCTTCAGGAAAACGATGTCATCTATGGCGTAGTTAACGACCTGGCATCGGGCAGCGGCGAGTATTACACGAGCTGGGCACGTGTGTTGTCGGTAGACACTCCGGCCAACAGCATCAATGTGGTGCTGTATCCGGACAGCGAGGTGCCCGGTGGGAAAAACTTTCCTCCGGTTGAACTGATGGCACTCACCCGCCGAGGCAACCCTGTAAACGAGGACCGCCAGTCATGGTGGTATATCTCAAGCCGTGAGGGATGCATCTGCATGCTTGACGGTGTGACCAAGCCCGTGCTGGAGGAATCGAACTACAGCGTCATCGTCGGCAAACTGAAGCAACTGTCCATCTTCGACAACCTGCCCATCAACTACCGACAGAGCTACGTCTACTGCCGGGGCATCGCGGCACAGGACGTGATGCGCATTGACTACGAGGGTAACCCCATACGGCAAGAAAACCAGCGTGGCTATTGGAGCGCTGAAGAAGCATCCAGCAACCCCTATCAGTCCACGCAGGAGGTATTCGACAGCGTGTACCACTACGGTTGCAAATGGATGTGCTTGTTGACCGGTACCACGCAGGAACCCCGATACGGCTGTACAGATTGGGCGATGATAGAGGGTAACCCAACATTCGCCATCGAGATAGAGAGCAGCAACGGCTGGTACTTCGACTACGAGGCCATATCAGTGACCGACGAAGCGGGCCAGCCGGTCGTGTTCACAACCCTGCAGGTGGTCGGTACTCTGTATAATCAGGACGTGACCGCCGACATACTCGATGCCGATGTGAGCTGGACCCGTGACACGGGCGATGTGACGGAAGACAATGCCTGGGCGGTGAAGCGGGCGGATGCCGGCAAGCAGCTGACGCTGACACTCGACGACCTGGGCACCAACTATCAGAGCCGGACAAGCTGCAAGTTCAAGGCCACGGCCTTGCTGCGTGACGGCAAACAAGTGGAGATAGCAGAGAATTATGTAACATTCTAACTGATACAATATGGACATAGCAAAGAAACAACGGAAAATCGAGGTGAACTACAAGCCCCTGAAGACCTCCGCCAGCATGGAAGTGGTCGGCAGCGTGGCCGACCGGCAGTTCTACAACGCCGTCACAGGAGAGTTCGCCCCCGACTATACACTGACACCGCTGACTCTCTTCCCGAGGTGTACGGCGACCGACCCGGACAATTACACCAAGTCAGGTACCATCAATTCGGCACTGACGAACATCCGATGGTATGAGAATCTGCGCGGTACCCGAAAGGAAATCACCAGCGGCAACACGGACTACACCATCGTCACCAGCGGCGACAACAAGGGGCAGATATCGGTCAAGAAGAACTCATCGGTACTGACACCCATCACGCTGGAGTTCTCGGCCGATTACGAAGACACGCGGACCAAGCAGGTATTCCAGTACAAGCTGACGACCGTCATCATCGTGTCGGATGCCACCAACGCGCAGCCTGTGCTGATGCTTGACTCTGCGGCGACGGTAGATTGGAATCCTGTACGTGACGTGCTCCAACAGACCATCACAGCCAAGCTGATGGCCGGAGACGCTGATGTGACAGCCAAAGCTGGCACCACCTTCTTCTGGTACCGGAAGCTCGACAACGGTAATCTGGAGCAGATTACCGTTGACGGCAATGGTGACAATGACTGGGAGGTGGTCTCAGTGAACAAGAATGTGCTGGTCATCGACCGTGACTTCATCGGAGAACTGCAGACCTATGTATGCCGGGCGCACTATAACAGCGGCGGTACCCAGTCATCCGCTCCGGTGGAAGCAGACCCGACAGCCACGACTACCATCCGGCGGCGTATCCCCAAGGTTGAATGTGACTGGAAAGGTGTCACCTGCGGAGTACCTGGCGGCACGATGTACATCCTGCCCATCGGCTTCATCCGTGACAGTGTGGGCGTGATACACAATCCAGAAGAGTGGTTCAAGTTCGTATGGTACACCAAGGCGGCCGGAGCGGCATCGTTCACCCGTGCGGCCATCGGCATCCAGCCGAAGGTGCCATTCGCCGACGGCATGATGCTCGAGCTTCGTGTCGAGGACAAAGGTCCGCAGGCACTGGTGGTGGACGACAACGATACAAATGTTTTTATCACAATGGACGACGATACACCGCTCTACCAGCGCATGTATGAAGAGACTTATTAATCAAGAAAGGAGGCAATAATGGCATTCTATGTGAAGGCGACAAAAGAAGTGGCCGATTATCTCGGCGTGACAGATATCCGCAACAAGACAGCTGACGGAAACGTACTGCTGTGGCAGGCGGATTTGAACAGAATACCCGGTGACACTATCTTCGACCGTGCCCAGACGGTTGGAGGCGTATGCCTGCAACCTGTCCAGGCCAAGGCGGAGATCGACGGTACCGACACACCGGCAGAAGTCTATACGCCGGAGCAGTACAAACAAGCAACAGAGCTGTTACCGAACGTTGAAGAGGAGGAAGGAGGTGACGTATGAGTCTGGCAACCGCAGTCGGTCAGGTCATCTTCTCACAAAAAAGTGGCGTCTACATGCCGGCCATCATGTGCGACAAGGGCGACCTGTACCAAGAATACAACGGCGACAGCAGCAACCCGGTGGACATATCACCAGACTTCACTACCCTGCTTCCGGTTCTGTCCTTCGTGCTGACCTCGAGCCGTGTGGCCGAAGGGCTGGTGGTGCCCTCGTCGATGAAATGGTACTTTAACGACACAGAGCTGACATTCGGCAGTGACAAGGTGTCGACCAACAGCTTCAGCGGAGAGAGCGGCCACTTCGAGTTCATCAGCTATCAGGCGGGCGTGCAGAACTACTATGCGCTGCGCATCAAGAAGAATCTTGTCAAGGCAGCCGGAGCAGCTCCATGTACCATCAAGGGAGAGGCGACCGTGGCTGTCGGCAACACGTCCGACAAGATACAGTTTGTCTACACCATCCCCATCACCTACGGTGTTGGCAACTCCAAGCGGGTGACCATCATGTCGGGTGACAACAAGTACTTCACCCTGACGACACAGGGCGACAGCTGTAAGTTGAAGGCGGTGGCCCGTGTCGGTTCGGATGAAATCACTTCCGGCTTGACCTACAAATGGTACAAGCTGGCCAACGGTGCCTGGAGTGTTATCAGCGGGCAGACCGGGCAGACGCTGACGGTCACGACGGACATGGTGGACACTTCGGGCCAGTTCAAGGCCGAAGTCTATCAAAGCGGGGTGATGATCGGCATGGACGTGCAGACGGTGATGGACGTATCCGACCCGCTGGACATCATTCTCAATCCGGTACCGGAGGACGAAACGATCCAAGACGAAGGCGATACGGTAGTCTATACACCCATCCTTGTGAAACGTGGCAGCACGACCAAATACAAGGACATGCGCTTCTATTTCACATTCATGGACTCGGCAGGCGTGGTGCTCAATCCATCTACGGCCAACACAGCTGCCGCCAGCGGAACCTGCACGTATGCCATGTGTGACCAGGCGGGAGGTAATGTATCGGTTGTAATCACGACGGAGGAATAGCTATGACACTGGCATCGAGAACATCCGAAGTCAGGTTTGTACAGAAGGGCCCTCAGGGTAACAAGGGTGCCAAACTTCGTATCACAGACTGGGCCGTCGGACAGCAATGTCTGGAGGGAAAGGAAGGTGAAGAGTGGTATGATGTGAAAGTGTACAACTCCAAGTTGTATCTGTGCATCAAGTCACACACGTCATCTACGGCCAACAACCCACAAACTTCGGTTGCCAATAATCTCGGTTACTGGGCCCTGGCAACAGACTGGCAATTCGTAGCTACCAAGCTGCTGTTGGCAGAGAAAATCAAAGCAGACCAGATTGATGCCGACGGCATTACGGCCAAGGATGTTAACATCACCGGAACCATCAATGCTGACGACGGTTACTTTCGAGGGACGATTGAAACTGCTGCAAGCGGGAAGCGAATTATTATCAGTCCGGAGACTAACAGCTTCAGGATGATAGACGCAAACGGCAAGCAGCTTGTCACTATTAACTTCTCAAGCATTGAAGGTTACGATGTAGGACTAATTCGTATGGATGCTTATCAAGGCGGACAGATAACCTATTCAACAGATGTATCGCCGACTCATGTGAGTATTAGCGGTCCACTTGGAGCAACTATGATAACTAGCCAAACATTATTAGCTCAAGACGCATCCGCCAAAAACAATGTGGAGATTAGTTCTAAAGCGATTTCAATAAAGTTCGAGAACTCCCAATATTCCGGCGTAGACGGTGAATATAATATAGCCGTAGGAGGCTATTCACGGACATTGAAGTTTGTGCACGGAGTTCTTGTTTCGGTTAAATAGTAATGATATGAAAACAATCAATTTTCAAAAAATGAAAATCTATTCAGGTATCGCCAAGCGAACCTGTGTAGTCAAGGACATGCGTGAAGATTTCGCGGATGTCCTGTGCAGCAAGGCTGCTGGTGTGGCAGCGTTGGTTCTTGCTCAGAAGATTTATAAATCTGATGAGGATACAGAATATGACGATAGAGAAGTTGCACTTATGAAGGCTGTTGCCATGACTTGCACACCAGACTTCATGGTCTCTTTCTTTACCGCGATTGGAGAAGAACTTAATCTTGACAACATTTAAAAATTAGAATTATGATACAAAAAAAGAAATTCAGTGACGCCATTGCAGCTAATATTTCAGTTTGGGAGGAACTTATGGGTACATTAATGCGAAAATCTGTACCTGAAGACGCCAATAGTCTTGGTATTGGTAATATTGTGTGCGGAACAAATGTCAGTACAAAAAACCTTCCACCCATAGCTTATGAGCCAAATGGTGAAGGTACTTTGATTCAACTATCTGGTAGCACACAAGATTATTACAAGTTACAATTGTTTGCCAATCCTATGGGATTGAGATATCGCTATTTCCGTTCATCATGGGGAAATTGGTCTACAGGAGGCTAAGAAAGCCTCCTATTGTTAAATAGTTCATTATACAATATGAAGTGGCTACAAATCAGTGAAAGATATTTTCTTCCAATTGCCCCAATTAGTTTCAAGTCTACGTCTGTACAACATTGCATTTGAGGTGAATATAAGCTGTGATGAATAGCCTCTGACTTTTATGTTGACAAAAATACCATAATACGAATCTGTTGGATAATTGCTATATGCATCGTTAAGCTCACCTTCACTATTATAATCAGTAAATATGTTATCTGTAATATCATTTGCATTTTTAGGCAATGTTTTAATAAAATGTAGAGGATTACCTAGCAGTTCCTCCCACCCGTGACGAAAGTCAGACAATCTGTCCGGTAACTTCTACGGGTGGGAGAACTGCTAAAAATCGGGAAGCTATATCCGTATATGAATAGAGGGGCAGCATCTGGCGATTTATTCAGTGAGATGTCAGACGGTTATTATTCCATAAACATGGTCATATCACCGATTACCAACAGCCCATGCGATTATGGCGTTATGACAAGAATTTCGACTAATTATGGCTACGCATTTATGGAAGTCAATGATGTTATCAATAAGGTGAAGTATTTGTCGACGAGAACCTCCACGAAATGGTCGGAATGGGTAACAATTTAAGGATTCTTCAAGCCTCCTAAAAACTTAAACATCTTACATACATTCCTCTTTTACCACTGATTGCCCTAACTACAAAGATTGAATTTTCTATTTTAAAGGTTATCGCGGTTGGTAATGTGTTATTCAAAAGAACAAAATCACTATAGGCTTTGATATATATGATTGCTCCTTGCTTTTCATAAGGGTAGTCTATTGATATGATGTAACACTTTCCATGTTTTATCTCTATATTTATTGGATTGTCAACCGTTAGGTCAGGATAAGAAGTTGTTAATGCTATTCCACTTGTTGGAAGAAGTCCTCCCACGTCGCCCGCTGAAAGCTCTATTCCTCACCATTTCCTACCTTTGCCGCAAAACTATACAACTTATGCAGAAGATACGATATCGGCTAGTTTATAATCGAAAGAACCAGCTCAACAACCAGGGCACAGCCCTTGTGCAGGTAGAAGCAAAGCTGAACCAGCGTAACATCTACCTCACTACCAACATCTACCTCCAGCCGGAGCACTGGGATAAGAATAGCTCGCAAGTAGTCAACCACCCGCAGGCCATCGAACTCAATGCGCTACTCTTCGAATTCATCATCCACCTGCAGGCCGTCGAACTTGGATTTTGGAAGCGTGGCATCCAGCCGACACTGGCCCTTCTGCGGGATGCTGTGAAGAAGAAGGCACCGGCCACCATCACCTTTCCGGCATTCGCACGCTCGGCCATTGAAACCTCCGACAAGCGGCCCAATACGAAAGAGAACCTGCTGTCCACCGTCGGCCAGCTCGAGCAGTTCCGGCCAGGCTTGGACTTCGCCGACCTGACCTACACCATGCTGAAGGACTTCGAGGCTTGGCTGCGGGAGCAGGGCAAAGGTGTGAATACCGTGGCCAAGCACCTGCGCCAGCTGCGCACCCTTATCAACGAGGCCATCAACGACGGCTACATGCCGGCCGATGCCTATCCGTTTCGCAAGTTCAAAATCCGGCAGGAGAAAGGGAAGCACGAGTTTCTCACCCCCGACGAACTGCGCCGGCTGGAGGCGGTGCAGCTCGCTGATCAGCGCCACCGTCATGTACTCGATGCCTTCCTGTTCTGCTGCTACACCGGCCTGCGCTACTCCGATTTTTGTGCGCTATCGACTATGAATGTGGTACCGATTAACCGTACCCGCTGGCTGTGCCTGAAGATGCAAAAGACCAACATCGAAATAAAGCTTCCGTTGGCCCTGCTCTTCGATGGCAAGGCCCTCGAGGTCATCGACCGCTATCCGTCCGTTGAAGAACTGGCAGCCATCCCAAGCAACTGCGAAACAAACAAGCTGCTGGCCGAGGTCGGCAAGATGGCCGGTGTGAAGAAACACTTCACCTACCACACGGCCAGGCATACCTGCGCGACCCTGTTGGTGCATCAAGGTGTAGCAATTACCACGGTGCAGAAGGTGCTTGGCCATACGTCGGTCAAAACGACGCAGATATACTCCGAGGTGCTTTCCGACACCATCGTCCGCGACCTGAAGAGCATACGTAAGCGTAAGCGGTTGTAGGTATTTTTCTTTTTGACAACAAAAAACGGTACATTCCTGGTATATCCTATAGAAATATACCCACAATCTACCCACTGACAAGCGATGTCAGTGGAATATGGCGAAATCGCAACCTTTCAAAATTCTGTACGGGTATCATTGTCCTTAGAAGAAGAATTACTATCTTTGCCCGTGTAGAAATTGTGAAAGCCCATGAGCTTCATCCAAATACGGGTGAAGTTCATGGGCTTTTTTGTTTTGTTCCTTCAAAAATTATGATAACAAATGGTATGTGTCGGACAAAACAACGCTTGAAACAGAAATAAATTTAAAAAAGGAGGTGATATATGAAAACCAATCAAGAAATGATCCGCAAGATGGGGATGTTCAATGTAATCCAGCGAACAAGTGACGAAATATCCTCTGCAATAGGAGGGCTAGACGGTATATTAGCTTTAAAAAAGCAGTAGAAGATGGAAATACCATTTATGCTGATGTAGATAATAGTGTTATTAACTCTGATGAGATTGCTGGAAGAATGCAATTATCCGTTATTATTAGTAAAAATAGTACAGGATATAATATATCTATATCTGGTGTTCAAGGTGAGTCTTACTTTGCTTTTTTTCAGCTGCTTATCTTATTATATCATATTATACCGAAAGCAACACATTTTCATGCAACAAATACGGATTTAATGTATCCGAAACGGAATAATCCTTGCAAAATAAAATATTGAATATGAAAACAACAATTTTAATCTTAGTTCCAATGACCTGCATCGCAACTTGCACGGATGATCATTGTATTGTCAGTAGGTCAATACCGAATAATTTTCGAAGTTGGGTTATTTATTAAAATATAATCAACAAAAATGTTATAGTTATGGCAAATCAAAAATTAAATTTCACGCAGGAAGGCAGCAAATACAAGGCCAGCTTTGTATCTGCCGGGACAACGGTTGTCCAGCTGGAGAGAGAATACAAAGCCGAGAATAATATCGGCCAGCTTACCGTGTACGCATACATCGACGGTATGAACCCAGTACCCGTGAGAAACTGGACAAGTTACGAAGCATCAAGGAATATGATTTTCCAAATAGACATACCTTCTGGAGTGACGATAGAAATCGTCAGCTTGTGTAGCGTTATCAATGCAAACATCATCACTGAGGGCTGATATGGAGCGTGTTGAGTTGTCAGGCATACGCCTGCCAGAAGTATCGATGAAGGAGCTACGGCTGCCGAGTATCGGCAATATTCCCAGTATCGATAATTCCATATACGATGCTATTCTTGCCGAGAACGGGGATGCGCTCGTAATGGAAAACGGTTCATCGTACATGTGTTTGGAAAACAATGTGAACTAACTTAAATCATGAATATTTATATGGCAATAACAGGAACGAAAATCAGCCAGATGACCGAATTGAATGAAGTCACCGGCAACGAATATATCCCGGTCGTGGATAGCACAGGAAAAAACAAGAAGGTCAAATCTGCCAAGTTCGCCAAGAAGGATGATCTACCCGACATCACCCACCTTGCGACCCAAGAAGAACTATCACAAGCAATCACACAGGCAACCCAAGACCAGCTCACCAAGACCGATGCGGCTGGAACCTACGCCACGAAGCATAGCCTTGAAGAAATATCCGGAGATGTGGAGCAGTTGAAGCTGTCCCAGTCCCCTTATGCCGTGGCAGGCTGGAACCCCGACGAGCTTGCACCCGAAAGCGCGTCGTTCTTCCGTGGTACTAAAGACATCCTGATGAAGTATGACTTCTACCTGCTTGATACCACCGACAACACCCGTCAGACCACGAAGCCTGTCGGCAAGCTGATGCGAAACAACCTGCTGCGGTTTGCGGACGGCAGCTTTGCACCGACCGTCGGAATTACCGAGGTGCAGCGTGCAGAGTGTGATGTAGAGCTGTATCTTGACGAAGCTCAGCAACAAAAATATTGTGATGCAGGTGCATTTGACGCAGAGGCATTCTACAATGAGCACGGCATGGCCAAGCTCTACAATTCGGAGGGTGCCGAGGTTCGCGTGCTCCGCCCGTGGGAAACCACCGAAACCAAATACACCATCGGTATTGCCCGTACTGACACCGTGTATCTGCTTGACAACGTAATCGGCGAGAGCGGCAAGGCATGGAAAGGCATATTCACCAATCCAGTTGTGTGGGACGGAATTGACGTCAGCAAGTACCCTCTTGTACCGACCGCCATCGGCCCCGGCCCTGCATGTACGGTGAACAAGAAGACACGAAACTTCCTGTATCTGTATAAGGGTGAAGGCAACTGCCAGTCGGGGAAAGGCCAGGACAACCTGTGTACCATGTTCTACGACCAGGACAAGACCTATCCTCGTGTCAACGACATGCAACAGATTAACAACATGACCTACGCCCGCTCGAACAATGCGGACACAGACGCTCCTTATCCGTTTGCAGAAGGCGGCTATCATGCCTTGAATACACTTGTTACGGAGCTTGAGGTGCTTTACGGGACAAAATACCTGCATAACGCAAACATGTTCGGAAGCGGAATATCGTCCAACGACTCTTGTGCCAATGAAGAAAACTGGCTTGTGAACGGTGGTGTCAGATACAAAAAGACAGGATCTGAAACATGGGCGTACGCCAAATGGAGCGATCAGAAAGATATTTATTACAACGCAACAGGGAGTCGAACACATTTCAGTGCACTCATTAACAGCGAATACCCCAAAGAAGCCTGCATGGAGAGCCAGATGGCCTTCAGTTTTGCCGTGGAGACTGGCGTTCCAGAAGACACTGAATTTGAGTTTTACGGATACAAGTACCGTTATGCCAGTGTTCCCGGTACGGACGGTACGGCCAGCATGAATGTGCGTGTATATAAAGTCATGTCACAGACCTTTACGGCCTATACTTCCGATGGCACAGAACAAAGCTGGGATGTGGAAGTCAACCTACGCATGTCGCTTTATTCTGGAGTAAATCTTGCTGGAGATATTTTTATGTATTGTGGCGGAGGTTACGAGCAGGTTGGTACCTGCCTTTATCCTACCAGTGCCAGTCAGGGCAATCCTATCAAGTTCTATCTGCAACCCGACCAGCTGCAATGGCACACCGAAAAAAGTTCATCCAAAACTGAACTTGGTGTCTTTGATTTTGAAAGCCAATACCTGATGATAGGAGAAGGAACCAATCTTGGTGACGGTTACGCTCTTCGCAGGTTGCCTTATGCACCATGGAAGATAGAGAAAGGCGGAAGCATATCCACCGGGGAATGTCTGTATGTATGGGACAACAACTATTGGAGTACGACACTTAACCAGCGTGTTCGCCTGGCCTGCCGTGCCCGCGGTAATGCGAACCACAGCAATTGCTCGCCTCGTTACTTGAATGCGCATTCTGCCGTTACGAATGCCTCTCGCTACTATGGCGGGTCTGCCCAAGCCTTGATTGAGTAGGCGCAGCCCGCTGCAAGCGGAATAAAGGGGCTGCAAGCCCCGCAGAAATACTTTCGTCTCCCGTCAAGTCCGGCATGAGGACCGAGACCTCCGAAACGGGAAAGGAGGGTTGAAAAAACGGTGAAGCGGACGGCCTGCCGTGCCCGCGGTAATGCGAACAACAGCAATTGCTCGCCTCGTAACTTGAATGCGAATAATGCCGTTACGAATGCCAATCGCAACAATGGCGGGTCTGCCCAAACAGGAAAAGAAAAACTACGAGAGCCGCTTTGCCGTGTCTTGGAATGACGAATATATAAGACAAGCCTGCAATAAGGAGTGCGGGCGGCGGTGGTACCAACACCGCCATGCAAGCCCGGCTTGCAAACAATATGAAGAGATTAGACAACATTAATATTAACCTAAGCATCAGCGATATGCAGTCAGCAGCTTACAGAGCCTTCCGCGGGCACAGCTCCAAGCGGGATGTCAAATCCTTCAAACAGGACTTTGACAACCGCTGCATGCGCCTGTTTCTTGCCTTGAAGGACGGGAGCTGGAAAGACCGCATATCCTACCGTAGCCTCGTGAAGGCGAACAACAACGGTAAAGTACGACACATCCTTTGTCCGTCGCTGGATACACGCATTTACCAGCACCTTCTTCTGAATCTGCTGGAAGAGCATTACTCCCGGAAGGACAATCTGAACGGACTGAATTGTAAGCCTACATGCGGGATAACATCAAGCATACCCTCGCATTCCATCATCCGCCGTCTGAAGCATATATATTATGACAGGAGAGACCTTCATTACTGCCTCGTCATCGACCAGCGGAAATGCTATGAGCATATCACACCAAAGGCGTTCCGTAAAGCCTTGAAGCATATAGTAGCCGACCATTGGCTGATTGACTTTGCTGTCGATGTATGTTTTGTTGATGGGAAACTTCCAATCGGTACGCCTGCCAGTCCATTCGTCCACCATGTCGTCATGTTGGAGTTCGACTACTTTGTCAAGTCGCTTTCGTCCGCCAGCGTCCGCTATGCAGACGACAATTTTCTGGCATTTGCCACGAAAGAGGAAGCGCAGATGGCAAAATGGAGAATAAAGAACTGGTGGTGGTACAGATTGGGGATGCGTGCCAAGAGAGGAAGTGCACAGGTACGGCCTTTATCCGTACCGTGCGACTTCTGCGGCTACGTCTTTCATCGGAACCAAGACAGAACGGTTTGCGGACATGACAAAGGCTACGTGTCCGTTCGGAAAGCTACCCTGCGACGGGCGAGGAAATGCCGTTCCGACAAGTCGTGGACCTCCTATTACGGCCTGATGAAGCACGCCGACAACTATGCGCTGATGCGATACATAGAAAACAAGATGAAGTTACCCGCATTGACACAGAAGATACGGATAGACCGTAAGATGGATGCCAGACACGTCGAAATCAAAGACCTTTTAGGCATGTCAATCACAATTTACGACTACGAGCTAAGGTACAATTCGCAGCGTGAAGTCAACTGGATCAAGTGCCTGGTAGGCATGGAAGAGGTTGTTGACGGAGAACGGACAGGAAAGATACTTGCCCGTGAATTTCACGGCAATTACCAAGGCATCATCCAGTTCATGATGGCCTGCGAACGCGAGTATGGCAAGCAGGCTGTCCTGCCGCTGGAAGAAGTGGAAATCGAGAACCAGTGCGGTTATATCTTCAAGAACTCAACAAACCAATTAACGTATATTGAAACATGAAATCAATCAATTATCAGGTAGTTCCTTCTACCATAGAAGAAGACTACAACAGCAGCAGAACCGTTTGGAATGGAGGTAAAATCCAATCCATGGACGAGGGTAGATACGTGACTGTGTTCATTGGACACAAGGCCGTGAAGAGTGTTAACGAAGATGGTTCGGAGGTGGACGTTACCGAAGCCTTTCCCGTGCGAGTACAGAAGCCGTACAGCATCGATAAGGCTGTAATGGCAGGAGTTATGAGCGCTTATGGTCTATTCACGCAATCAGATTATACAGCTTTTATTGAAGACATTGCTCAAAAGAGACGCATTGACGAAAGCAATCACGAAGTGAGTGACTATGACATGTTTGTTGATTGGATACGCGGCTGTTTGGACGGCACATATAAAAACCGTGTGGACGAAGTGAGAGCGCGTGTCTTGTCCCAGATAGAGTCCTACGACAAGTCTGAAAAAGTAAACGGATTTACCTATAACGGAAAATCCATGTGGCTGTCAAAGGAAGAAAGGTTGTCGTTGATGGACCGCTTTGGACGAGAGATGGAAGAAGGAGTAGAACAAACCAATCTGTTCTATGGCGGAGAAGCCATACCGCTTGCTCCTGCTGACGCACTCGTTCTCGTCAAGATGGTGTCTTCGTATGCTGACAAATGCTTTGACCAGACACAGAGGCATATTAACAACGTTAACCGGCTTTCTACCGTTGAGGAACTGGAGGCGTATGACATTACAGCTGGGTATCCAGATAAGTTGAACCTTCAAACAAAAGAATCATGACGACATTGATTATCTTATCCGCTCTGTGCATCGCAGCTTATACGGCTGTAGTATGCATCAAATTCAAGGGTGTGCCAAGTTCCATATCGGCCACATTCTATAGTTTAGAACACAAGCTATGGTTCGGCGCTACCATGTGGCTGACGGCTGGGTTGTTGATGCCGGCCATTCTCGAGTCTACCCCCGGCTGCTATCAGTTTACTGCATTTCTGGCATGTATAGGTATGATGTTTGTCGGAGTGGTTCCCAATTTTCGTGAAGGCTTGGACAGACCCGTCCACATTACCGGTGCTAATCTCTGTATCCTGTTCTCACAGGTCTGGGTATTGCTGACGTGTCCATGGGTGCTGCTGGTATGGTTTGGCTATCTTGCTTATACCGCCTGGGGAATGAAGAAGTATTGGAAAGGGAACTTCATCTCGGCATACCTTCTGACGAAGCCGATGTTCTGGGTGGAGATAATGGCGCTGTTAGCCACGTATGTAACACTATTCATCTTGTTGTAATATGGAACTGAACGATTGGGTCATACTGATAACCGCCCTCGGCGGCATAGAGGGGATAAAGAGCCTGGTAAAGTGGTGGCTGAGCCGCAGGCACGAAGTCAAGCGGGAAGCCGCCATTGCGGACAAGGCAGAGGCCGATACCATCACGAGCTACGCCGCCGAGTGGAAGGAGCTTTATGAAAAGAAGGAGAAGAAGGTAATTGAGCAGGACGCGAAGATCGACCAGCTCTATGCAGAGAAGAACGAAGACAGGAAGCGCATCCGTGAGCTGATGGAGAAGAACACCACCCTCGAAATTGATAACATCAAACTGCAGGCCAGAAGGTGCGACGTTCGCGGGTGTGGCGAGAGAAAGCCGCCGAGTGACTATTGAGAAATAAGGAGCGCACCTCCCGGTGAACTCCTTAAACGAAAACCTTATGGTTTCTATTTCTAATACTATGAAAAACACGCACGAATTTAATCAAAATAAATGATTTATGAAATACTTTACCATCGCAGAATTATGCAAGTCTGATACCGCTGACAGAAAAGGTATCGACAACCGTTGCAAGAAAGAGCATGTGACCAACCTAACGGCTTTAGTAGATAATGTGCTTGACCCATTGAGAGAGGCTTACGGAAAACCTATCACGGTTAACAGCGGTTTCCGCTCTCCAGCCCTCAATAAGGCAGTGGGTGGTTCTGCCACCAGTGACCACATGCAAGGTCGGGCTGCGGACATCACCGGCGGAAGCCCGGCGGAGAACAAGAAGCTGTTCAACTTAGTGCAGTCGCTGTGCCTACCTTTTGACCAGCTCATTGACGAGAAGAACTTCGCTTGGGTACATGTAAGCTACCGGAGCGAGAAGGAGAACCGAAAGCAGGTGCTGAAGCTATGAAATGGGTTCATTGTTTCCTTTTGATTTTCGCCCTCTGGTCATGCCGGAGTGTGAAGTATGTACCTGTCGAAAGTAGCGCAGACAGCGTGGTAATTGAGAAACTGGTAGAGGTACAACTACCTCCTGATAGCACAACCATCCGTGCTCTACTGGAGTGTGATGAAAACGGCAGAGTGGTTCTGTCTTGGCTTGACATCGCCAACAGCAGGAACGCACAGGCCCATCTGACTATCGACAGCCTCGGAAACCTGCTGGCAAAGATGCGTACGCAGCCGGACACGGTATATCTGCCATCTAAGGAAGTGACGGTCACAAAGGAGGTAAAGGTACCGTATCCAGTTGAAAAGGAACTCACCCGCTGGCAGCAGATGAAGCTGGAGCTGGGCGGATGGGCTTTCGGGATCATTATCACAGCCGCACTGGTAATTGTCGGCTGGCTTGTGTGCAAGTCGCGAAAAAAGTAGTATCTTCGTCGTGCAATAACAGAGGTTATGGCTAAAAACTAACAAATGTATCCCCGGCTGCTTAATGGTAGTCGGGGATTTCATTTTAATCTCAGTCTACTTCACCCTAAAGCACACTGGTATCTCACGCGGTTTACCATTGTAGAATTGATAAACGTAGCACTCCACCATCTCACCTTTGAACTTTTGGAGTTTCCTGTTTAAATACTCCCTTACTTCATCCTTGCGGGAGAAGTAAAGATCCGACTCTTCCAGAACAGGTTCATCTGCTCCAATCCATGCTTGCAATGAGCATGGACAATTTTTCATTATTTGTACCAT